GCCTCGCTGCAGGTGCAGAACAACGTGCGCGAGCAGCCCGGCCTCGGCCATGAGTTCGCTGCCGGCGTCGGCATGGGCAAAGTCAGGGTATCGCTGTCTGGGGAGATTTACTTCTTCGACCAGACCATGCTCGATGCGCACATGAAGAACAAGCGCCTCAGTGCCGAGACGACGATCGATACCGCGGACGGCACGTTCACCATTTACCTGCCCAACCTGGTAGCCCAGACCCCGGCGAACAACGCCGACGGAGAGAACCAGGACTACAAGACCTCGCTGACGCTGACCGCGGAGAAAGGTGAGGTCACCATCGGCGCTGTTACGCGCACCTGCGCGATCGCCGTCGTCTACGTGGCGAAGCCGTAAGCGCAAACCTGTAAAGCTGTAAATATGGCCGCGCATCCATTAGGATGGCGGCCATCTTCATACAGAAACCAATCAAGGAAATCACATGCTCGATATCGATAGCTTGGCAGTGGACCCGACCGCGGCGGAAGAGGGGGTATGGGCCAACTTCATGGGTGCGCGATTCAAGATCGCCCGCCACAACACGAACAAGGCTGACGCACTGCGGGCCAAGCTGACCCTGGAGCGCTGGGACGAAGTTACAGCCGGCACCGAAGAAAGCGATCGGGTAGCAAATGAGATCAACGCCAAGGTCCTGGCCGAGACCGTGCTACTGGACTGGGAAGGTGTCGCCAAAGGCGGAAAACCGCTGAAGTACACCCCGAAAGTCGGCCTTGAGTACCTCCTGGACCCTCGGTTCCGCGACCTCCTGCAGTTCATCGAACGATTCTCCATGAACCGTGGCAATTACCGAGAGAAGGCCGAGGAACAGGCGGCTGAGTCGGTAAAGGATTCTGCCGCTTCCTGATCACGCACGGGGCGAAAGGGCTGCAGGCGATGAAGGCCCTCGAGGAGAAGTTTGGGAGAAAGCACCCCGCCCTCGAGGGGTTCGTCGAGCCACCGCCGGGTATGCGGTGGCTGGTAGATGCGTTCTTCCGCCTGCACAGGAGGCGGCAGCATGCCGAACACGGCTACCAGCCGCTGCAGTACCAGGAGATGTCCCAGTTTGCGGACCACGTTTTGCACCTCGACGCCGACCTTAGACCGCTCTTCTTCAGGGCCATGGAAGAGACCGATAACGGCGTTCTGTACGACCACTACGCAAAGGCCAAAGGCAGCGTTGATCAGCCGCCAGGCCAGAAAAAACCCCGCCGGCCGCCTCGCAGGTAACCACGCATGAGCAACAAGTTCGAGATCGACTTTTCCGAAGCGCTTCGGCAGCTGGCGGAGTTCCAGGCAAAGACACGCGGACTTGGAGAATCGCTGGATAAGGTCCAGCAGGCAGCAAAGGCCCCGGTTGGTGCAGCCGGCAAGCTCATGAAGGAAATGCACCAACACTTCAGCGAGCTGGAGAAGGCGCTGGAGCGAGTTGGGGTAGATGCAGAGGCAGCAGGGGCAGCGGTAAAGCGGTCTAGAGACACCGCCCAGGGGCTATTTTCCAAGCTAGCCGCCGACAACCTGACCCTGACGACGCGCGCCCGCGCGTACAACGGCGAGCTGAAAGAGCTGGAGCGGCTGCTCAAGGACACCGGCGCCAAGAGCAGTTTCGTCAAGTGGGCAGAGCGCACCAACAACATCACGGCCGAGCTCAGCAACCAGAACCGGTACCTGGTCAAGGCTATCCAGGCTGGGCTGACCGCGGAAGGTCAGTACAACCAGCGCCTGAAGGCGAAGCTGGCAACAAACCAGCGCATCCTGAACGCAGAAGAGGCCAGAAAGCTCAAGACCATTGAACTCGAGCACGCCATCCAGAGCCTTGACTCGGCGGAAGGGAGGGCTCTGGCCAGCGCCCAGGTACGGCTGGCAGCCAATCGCCGGGCAATCTCCGAAGACGAGCGTCGCCGGGAGAAGCTGAACGAGCTGGAGCGCCAGTACGCCAGTCTGCACGGAGGAGTGGAGCAGGACATCGTCCTGCTGCAGCGGCAGATTGCCGAGCGCCGAAGGCAGATCACAGGCGATGAAAGAGCCAAGCAGTCGGTATCCGCGCTGACACAGGCCCAGGCCGAGCAGAACGCACAGACGGCGCGCCAAGCCTCTGCGCTGAAGGCGGCCAACCAGGTCATCCAGGAGACGGCAAACGCCCTGCACGGAATGACCAGGGCCGAAGCCGAGGCAGTCGCTCGGTCAGAGGCGCTGAAGGCGGCCAACAAGCGTGCCTCTGAGGCATTGCTGGACGAGGCCAGGGCAGCGCACGGCATGAGCAAGGCTCAGCTTGAGCTGAGCAGGGCCAGGCAGACCGAGATCGATCGCCTCGAGCGGCTGAAGGTCCAGAAAGATCTGATCAGCGGAGCCTATGGGCGCGAACTGGCACAGACTCGCCGGCAGATCGCTGAGCAAGAGCGCTACAACCGCCTGCTGGCCATGAGCACGACTGAGCTGTTGGGCCTGTCAAACGCGCAGAAGAAGCTCTCCCTGGCCCAGGCGTCTGGCTCACAATCCGCCGCTATGCTGCGCGCCGGACTCGCAGGACTGCATACCAGCATTGGCATGTATACCAGCGCCACGATCGTAGCGGCATCCTCTACCTATGCGATCGCCGCCGGCCTGCGCAGCGCGATCACAGTCGGGTCTGAGTTCTCCGCAACCATGGCGCGGGCCGACGCCATTATGTCCACCTCCAGGCCGGCGTGGATGTCGGACAACGGCAGCATGGCGGCGATGGAGGTGCAAGTCAGGGCCCTGGGCCAGAGCACTGCATACACGGCGTCTCAGGTAGCAGAGGGCCTCGGCGAACTCGGGATGGCAGGCCTGTCAGCCGGTGATGCCGTGCTGGCACTGCGCCCGGCGCTCGACCTGGCCATGATCGGCAACATCAGCATGGGCCAGTCCGCTGACATCGCCACCAACGTGATGATGACGTTCGGCAAGACAGCGGGGGAGCTGACTGAAGTGGTGGACGTGATGGCGACCGCGGTCACCAACTCCAACACCACAATCGAGCAGCTGGCGAACTCCCTGACCTACGCTGGCCCTGCCGCACAGACCGCAGGCATCTCGATGCGCGATACGGTCGCGGCCATCGAAGCCATGGCCAACTCCGGCATCAAATCATCGCGCTCCGGTACCGCGCTGCGCCGGCTGTTCGTCAGCTTGGTGAACCCGACCAAGAAGGGCGCGGCGATGTTGGAGCAGTACGGGATCTCCGTACTGGACGCCGAGGGCAAGACCCGCGGCCTCGTGGACATCGTGACCCAGCTCAGCAAGGCGTTGAGCAACGTATCAGGCGCCGAGCGCCTTGGCGCGATCCAAGACCTGGTCGGCGTCTACGCTACCTCGCCGGTGGCTGCGCTGGTCGACCAGGCTGACAACCTGGTGCACCTGCGCAACCAGCTCGACAACGTGGCCGGCGCTGCTGAGCGCATGCGCGAGAAGATCGAGGACACCCTGTCCAAGGACTGGAACCAGGTCGTCTCGGCGTTCCAGGAAGTGCAGCTGACGGCCTTCGACGCCTACGAGATGAAGATGCGCGAGGGGTCGATGCGGCTGGCCCAGTGGCTCGTCCAGCTCACCGAGCCGATCGAGACGCTGGCTGACGGGTCTACCATCTCGCAGCTGGACATGGTTCTGCAGAGGGCAGAAAACCTCGCCAAGGTCATTGGGATGGTCGGGGCGGGGCTCATCACCTTCAAGGCCGCCTCCGTCGGGGGAAACCTGGTAGGGGCACTGGCGGGCGACCTCGGCAAGCTCAACACCGTCTACGACGTGCTCAAGGTCAAGGCTGGGACTGCTGCCGCCAGCGTCAACGCATTTGACCTGGCCGCAGCCAGGGCCGCAGCATCGGCTCGGCTGCAGTACGCAGCAAACCAGCCACTGGCAGCCAGCCTGTCAGTGGTCAGCAGCACCGCCAGGGGCGCTGTAGCTGCCCTCGGAGGGCTGTCAGTAGCCCTGACTGCCGTGTCCAGGGCGCTCGGCTGGGTAGGCCTCATCTGGGGCATCTACGAGGCCGGTAAAGCAGCCTTCGGCTCTGATGCTCGCCAGGACCTGATCGACCAGCGATCGGAGGTGGACAATCTCAGGTCCAGCTACGAACAACTCAAGGACCAGATGAAGCAGGTCTCCTTGGAGAAGGAGAAGGAAGCGCTTCGCGGCAATATCCAGGCCGACCAAAAGAGCATCGAAGAGCTTCGGCAGAGGAACTCCGGCATACCGTCCAGCCTCGATGCCAAGGGGGCTGGGCTTGACGACTCGACCAGATCCTCTCTTCAGGCCATGATCGAGGCCAACAACTACCAGATCACGCAGTTCGAAAAGCATATCGAGGCCACCAGCAAAAAGCTGGCCGAGATGGGCAGCACTGCCATGGACGCGGTGAAAAGCCAGGACGCGCAGATTGCCGCGGCGCAGAAGGTGGTCGAGACATACGAGCGCTTCGCCGAGGCAAAGGCCTCCCTTGACGCAAGGGCAGCAGCCGGGACGGTCTCTGCAGCCGACATGGAGACACTTGCGTCGGCGGAGAGGGCCTGGAAGGATGCGCTTGCCGCCGCCGCACAGGCCAATACCAAGGTGGTGGAAGTACGCGAGAACCTGGTGTCTCTAGGAGAAATAGCTGCTGCGGACGCCGCCAGGCAGGACCAGGAGGCCCTGGCCAAGCAGCTAGAGACCAGCGCCAGCGCCACACAGAAGCTGGCCACGGCCCGCGGCGAACTGCTGCGCATCGATAACGAAATAGCCGCGCTGTCCAAGCAGGACCAGGCAGCGATTGACTCAGGCGGTCAGCGCCCCGGTCAAGACACGTACAACAGGCTGAGCTCTCACAGGGAGGAGGTCGCCAAAAAGGTGGCCGAGCTGCAGGCTGAAGCTGACACCGAAGCCCAAGCGCTTTCAGACGCCCGCCGCGCCCTGGAGGACTTCTACCGCAGCGACGCAGAGAACCTGGCCGTACTCAAAGAAGACCTCGCCGACGTAATGCTGATGCGGGTCATCAATAACCAGCTGATCGCGGAGGGTGGTCAGCTCGGCGCCGAAGCATCAGTGGCTGAGGCTGAGCGCCTGAAGAAAGAGCTGCAGCTGCGGCAAGCCATTGCGTCGCTCGAGGAAAAGCTCAGCAAGCCGGCCAAGAAGACCTCGGTCGAGAGCCAGCTCGAGAAGGACCTAAAGCAGGCGCAGTCGAGCTACGAATCCCTGCGTAAGCAGGCAGATCCTCTCAGCGCGTCGCTGGATGAGGTCAACGAGAAGACGGCCCAGCTGGCCCTGCTCCACAAGCACGGAAAGATCACAGCCGAGCAGAAGGCCAAGGCCATCTGGCAGCTGCGTAAGGCCCACTACGAGCTGGCCATCGAGCAGAACGCCAACTACCAGTCGCTCGAGAAGCTGCGAGAGTCCTACCTGGACTCGCCGTTCTCGGAATCGCTGGCAGACATGATCGAGCTGAATCGGCTGCTCAGGGAGAACAACGTCTCCCTGGAGGAATACCGGCGGATCAAGGAGTCGATCGGGCGAAAGGCAGCAGAAAGCGCAACAAACGGACTACCGTCGGCCAACCTCCAACTGGGGGAAGCCTCCTCCACGCCGTTCAGCGACTGGATGGGAGTGGAGATCGAGCGGGCCCAGGGGTTGTCGCAGTACGGCAAGCGGCAGGGAGACCTGTCTACCGGATATGGAAACGACGTTGACCGCATCCAGAAGGAGTTCGAGGCAAGGCAGGCGGCTCTGGACGCCGAGTTCCTGCAGGAGTCAGAGCACGCCGAACGGCTAAAGCAGCTCGAGGAGGAAAAAAGTTCTGCCCTGTTGCAGGCCCAGCAAACCTTCGCGGATCAGAGCCGGGCCATAGACACGGCCCGGGTTCAGTACGCCGAGCAAATGGGCCAGATGGCCTTGATTTCCATGCTCGGCAGCGCCGAGAACATCCTCGGTATGTTCGCAAGCGTCGGCGAGGACGCGACAGCTGCCCAGAAGGCCGCGTTTGTCGCGCAGAAGGCGCTGGCTATCGCCCAGATCCTGATGTACACGCACCTTGCAGCTGCTCAAGCGATGACGATCCCAGGCGACCCGATGAAGGTGATGGGTATCCCGCTGGCTTCCTTCATCACAGCCCAGGGCTACGCATCTGCCGGGCTGGTGGCAGCGTTGTCCATCGGACAGCTCGCCGGAAAGAGCGGCAACTCTGGCAGCGGGTCTTACGCCGGCGCCTATGACGACGGCGGATTCATCCCCTACAACTCCTACGGAATCGTCGGCGAGTACGGACCGGAGATCGTGCACGGCCCGGCCAACGTGACGTCCAGAGAGAAGTCCGCCAAGCGGCTGGCCGGCTCCGGCGCGGAATACAACATCACCCTGGCGCCGCAGATCACCGTACAGACTGCAGACGGCGGCTCTGGGGGAGATGCGAACAGGCAGGCTCGTGACCTCACTGCCGCGGTCCGCAAGACCGTGATGGACACCCTGCAGGAGCAGACCCGCCCGAACGGGGCACTGGACATCTGGATCAGGAATCAACGGAGGGCGTAATGGACACTTTCCCGGATATCGGAACCCCAGACTGGGGGTTGACCGAGGACGTAGATGCGTCAGTCACCAAGATTTCTTTCGGGGACGGGTACGAGCTGCGTCAGGCCAACGGAATCAACCACCTTCGTGACAAATGGGACCCAGTCTGGTCGTTCCTCACTCACGAGGAGGCATTGAGCACCTATGACTGGCTGAAGCAGAGGAAGGACCTGACAGCGTTCCTGTGGAACCACCCAGACGGGAGACAGGTGAAGGTCGTCTGCAAGTCCGTCAGCCTGGTTCGGAACAACTACAACGACGATGTTCTCTCGGCGTCTTTCGTTCAGGATTTCAACCCCTGACCTGTATTTACAGAAATACAGGTTTCGGCTAAGGTTGGGCCACCGCAACCACCCTGAACGATATGTCCGATCTCATCGCCACCGACAGACAGCTGCTCGAGCAGGACGCGATCGTCCAGATGTTCGAACTTGACGCGAGGAAATTTGGCGACGGAATCCTTCGGTTTTCCAACAGCTCCGTGGACGGGCAGCCGATCTCTTTCAACGGGTATGTGTATCAACCGCTCCCGATAAAGGCAGAGGGGTTTACCTGGAAGGGCAACGGCCCTATGCCCAGGCCCACCCTGACCCTCGCTGCCAAGGACCTGGTGTTCCTCAGCCTGGTGATCAACGCAGACGACCTCATCGGCTGCCCAGTGACGCGAATTCGCACCTATCGAAAGTACCTGGACGACGGGAAGACACCCAACCCGGAGGCCATGTTCCTTCCTGACAACTACGTGATTGAGAGGAAGGTTCTGCAGAAGCGCCGGCAGATTCAGTTCGAGCTGTCCGCCCCGATGGACCAGCAGGGGCGGATGATCCCGAACAGGCAGGTACTGCGGGACTCGTGCACGCACCGTTTCCGTTTCTGGGCCAACGGTCGGTGGAATTACGACGGCGTCACATGCCCCTACACCGGCTCCGCCATGTTCAAGGTCAACGGGGAGAGCACCTCAGACCCCAGCCAGGCGAAGTGCGGTAAGCGCATATCTGACTGCAAACGCCACTTCGGCGACAACGCAGTGCTGCCGTTCTACGGCTTTCCTGGAGTGGACAGGTTCTAGCATGTTCGACGCGCATTTTGACCAGATCAAGGCACAGGCGATCGAAGCGTTTCCGCGAGAGGCGGTGTGGTTGATCACCGAAGGCGGTTGCCAGCAAGTAGAGAACGTCCACGAAGACCCGGAGAACTTCTTCTCTATCTCTGAAGCAGGTGCCCGGCGCGCGATGTCCGCCGGTCTGCTGGCTGTGGTGCACAGCCACCCGAGCAACATCGCAGCTCCTTCCGCTGCTGATATGCAGGGCCAGATCAACACGGCAGTACCGTGGGGCATCGTAGCCACAGACGGAGTGGTCTGCTCAGACAGCGTGTGGTGGGGCCCTGGCGTAGAGATGCAGCCGTTAATTGGCCGAGGATTCAGGCACGGAACGGCCGACTGCTATTCCCTCATCCGGGACTACTACCGCCTCAAGCGAGGGGTAACGCTGCAGGAGTTTCCGAGGGATTGGCTCTGGTGGGAGGCCGGCGAGACCCACTTCGTGGATGGCTTCCCGAGGGCTGGCTTCGTCCGCATCGACGAGGACGACGCGCGGCCTGGCGACGTTTGGCTTGCACAGATCAGGAGCGACACGCCGAACCACGGCGGGATATTGCTCGAGGACGAACTCATCCTCCATCAGCCTGGCGGCAAGGTGCCCGTAGATCTCTCGAAGCTGTCAGTCCGTGAGCCAGTCTTCCGCTACCGGCGCCACATAACCCACTGGCTGAGGTACGCAGGGTGAGGACGGTCTACCTCCACGGCCACCTCGGTGAGCGGTTCGGGGCGTCATTCCGCCTCGACGTCGACACCCCACAGGAAGCCGCACGGGCCTTGGCCGTACAGCTTCCAGGGTTCTCCCAGGTTATCCGGGCTGGTAACTGGCACATCGTTCGTGGCCCCCTCGAGGGCCGAGACGAAGTCGACGAGAAGAGCTTGGAGGTGACCCTCGGCACGTACAGCGAGATTCACTTCATCCCGGCCATCGAAGGGGCCAACAGCGGGTGGGTCAGTACGATAGTTGGAGTTGTCCTGGTTGTGGCCGGCGTCATGACAGGCAACGCGGCCCTTGTCGGAATGGGCGTTGGAATGACCGTAGGGGGGATCGTCCAGCTGACCACGGCAATGCCTGGAGTGGATATGGACGAAACGCAGGGAGTCGATGAGCGAGCCTCTTACCTGTTCAACGGACCCTCGAATAGGTCGAAGCAGGGCGGAGCTGTTCCGCGCGGATACGGCCGCCTCAAGGTAGGCAGCATCGTCATCAGTGCCGGACTGTTCGCCGAGGAGATCCCCTTGTGATCCAAGCCATTCACGGCGCCGGCGGCGGTGGCAAGTCAAAGAAGCAGCGTACGCCGGTCGAAGCCCCTAACACGCTCCGCAGCAAAACACAGGGACGCATCCTTGACCTTATCGCGCACGGTCCGATCGTCGGCCTGGTGAACGGGCTGCAGTCCATCGAGCTGGACGACACACCGCTGCAGAACGCAGACGGTTCGTTCAACTTCTCAGGGGTAACGGTACACACCAGAGAGGGATACCCGGACCAGGACTACGTCCCTGGGTTCCCGGCCGTAGAGAACTCTATTGAGATCAACACGGAGGTCAAGTACGACACTCCCGTCGTCCGCCGAGTATCGAACGACGAGGCTGATGCCGTGGTCGTGACCGTTCAGCTCTCTGCGCTCAGCAAGTCCAGCGCAAGCAGCGGGGATATGAATGGCTACTCTGTGCCGGTAGCCATCGACGTGCAGGCAGCCGGAGGGGCCTGGCGAACTGCGGTATCCGATACGGTCATAGGTAAGACAACCTCACCGTATCAACGGTCCTACCGAGTGCCGCTGGATGGAAACGGACCGTTCGATATCCGCGTGCGCCGCACCTCCAAGGAGTCAACCAGCCAATACATCCGCGATCAGCTGAGCTGGGCCACCATGGTGGAGGTAGTTGACGCCAAGCTGAGTTACCCGGACAGCGCGCTTGTAGGGATCGAGGTCGATGCCTCTCTGTTCGGCTCGCAGCTGCCGTCCCGGACTTACGACGTCAAGCTCAGCATCATCAGCGTCCCAAGCAACTACGACCCAGAAACCAGGAAATATACCGGCATCTGGGACGGCTCCTTCAAGCAGGCCTGGACCGACAACCCCGCCTGGGTTTTTTACGACTTGGCCACACACCCTGTCATCGGCGCCAACGTAAAGAACGTCGATAAGTGGGCCCTCTATGCCATCGGAAAATACTGCGACGAGCTAGTCCCTGACGGCTATGGCGGCATGGAGCCGAGGTTTACCGTCAACACCATCTTCAACACCCGCGAGGAGGCGAACACCGTCCTGTCCAACCTCGCGTCGGTGTTTCGCGGGATGTCGTACTGGGGGTCCGACAGCATCGTGCCGGTGGCCGACATGCCCGCCGACCCGGTCAAGTTGGTCACCCCGGCGAACGCGGTAGACGGCGACTTCGAATACTCCGGCACATCGCTACGTGAGCGCCACTCCGTAGCGATCGTCATGTGGAACGACCCTGACGACAACTACAAGCTGAAGCCAGAATTCGTCGAGGATCCGGACAGCATTGAGTTGTTCGGTTGGAGAGAGACCCAGGTTACTGCGTTGGGCTGTACCTCCCGGGGCCAGGCCAGGAGACTCGGGGGATGGATTCTCTACTCCGAGCGAATGGAGACCCAGACCCTTACCTACCGAGCATCAGCAGACCACGCGGACCTGCGCCCTGGTGAGTTCATCCAGGTTGCTGACCCGGACCTGGCCGGCGCAAGAATGGGCGGGAGGGTGACGATTCCTGGAACTTCAGAGCTTACCCTGGACAAGGTGCCAGAGCAGGTGTCCAGCGACACTTGGTTCCTCTCTGTTGTCCTTCCGTCAGGATCCATCGAGTGTAAGCAGGTAAAGTCGTTCGCAGGCGATCAGGTGACCCTGCTCGAGCCGCTGAGTGTAGCCCCGCTGGCCGGCGCCGTGTGGGTCCTGGCCAGCTTATCTGTGACGCTGCCACTGTACCGTGTGGTATCCGTCGACGAGGACCCGGACGAGCCCGTCTACACGGTGACCGCCACTGAGCACGACCCGAACAAGTATTCGAAGGTTGAGCTAGGGCTGCAAATACCAGAGACGCAGAACAGCTACCTTCCCAGCGGCCCGGTGGCCTCGCCAATGGACATCACGGCAGTCGCCAACAAGTACCTGGCAGGCGGGGTCGAACACCAGCGGATCACCATTGGCTGGACACCGAGCAAGGATGTCAGGGTCACCGAGTACATCCTGGAGGCTATGGGTCCAACCGACGTCTCATTCCGCACCCTGTACGTCGGCGCAGGCACCTCTTTCGACGAGTCGGACGCCGGCGCTGGCCAGTGGATGTTCAGACTGAAGGCGGTGACTTCCACCGGCCGCTCCTCGCCGTGGGTCTCCAGAACCATTCAAATATCCAACCTCCTGCTGCCCACTCCGCCGGACAGCGTAGATGTGAGCGTGGCGACGTTCAGTATCGCCCTGTACCCGCGCAGCGCATACCCAGGGGCCACGTTCGAGTTCTGGAGATCACCGGTAGCGCTGACCTACGACCTGATCGAGTCGAACGCGGTGCGCCTCAGCGTTTCGTCAGACCTGGTCGATGCCGGGCTGCGATCAGGTACGCAGTATTTCTACTACATCCGCGGCGCCAATGCTTACGGGCTGTCCACCTGGTATCCGGTGCAGGCGACGACTGCTGAAGACTTCGACGACATCCTCGACGCCGTAGACACCGACATCCGCAAGCCCGGCGGGCTTTTCGAGCAAATGATCGACGAAGCCAAGACTGCGGTAGGTGAGGGAGTAGCAGAAGAGGCCGCCGCGCTGGTCCGGGCTGACATCGATGCAGCGATGGCCGAACTCAGCCTGCTGGACGACCGCGTAGACGACCTCGGCGCTGGGGTGCACAGCCTCGAGCTGATGAATGAGCTCGAAACGGTACGCTATCTGGCGACTGTGGCGATGCACGAGGGTAACTCAGCCCGGGCGTCTACGGAGGAGGCTACCAGGGCAGACGAGGACAGCAGTCTGGCAGCGCAGATCACCACGCTTCAGGCTATCTTCGACAACAACCAGGCTACGGTAACCGAGAGCCTTACCGCCCTGGCTGACGCAGACCAGGCAATCTCCAACCGAGTGGATACTCTGCAGGCCCAAGTTGGAGATGACATCCAGGCCCAGATCCAGGCCGAAGCCACCGCCCGCGCTGACGCAGACTCGGCGTTGTCTCAGCAGATCACCGCCCTCTCTGCCTCCACGGGCGATCAATTCGCCTCACTGTCGACGACCTATTCAACGAAGGCCTACACCGATGGGGCAGTGGCCCGGGCGGTGACCACCGCCACTGTGAACGGAAAGAAGGCTGTCTTCGGCATCTCGGTGGACGGGGTGGTCTCGGAGATCGGCGCCATCGCTGACCGGTTCTATGTCTACAACCCGGCCGGCGGCACCTACACCCTGGCGTTCGCCGTGGTCAACGGTCAGACGGTCATCCAGGACGCACTGATCCGTGACGGCTCTATCAACACTGCCAAGATCGCGGATGCGGCGATCACCATGGCGAAGATCAGCAGCGCCATCCAGTCAGACAACTACGTGGAGGGCATGAGCGGGTGGAGGCTTACTAGGGCAGGGGAGTTCGAGATCAACGGAAGTGTGGCCGGGCAAGGAAGAGTGAAGATTACCAACCAGCTGGTTGAGGTGTTTGATTCAAATGGGACGAGACGGGTTAGGTTGGGGATCTGGGCATGAGCCAGGGACTGCAGGTTTGGGACGACAGTGGAAACCTTGTATTTTCCGATGAGTTCTTTGCAATTAGGATACTAGGCAGTATTACAACCGGCGTGTCAAATGGGTCAATTTACATACCGGAACTAGCAGAGGCTCCGTCACCTGCGTTCGTATTTTCAACAGAAGCTCCAGCCAATCTATCAGTTTTTACTATAACCCCTGATGTTTCCGTGTCGGGGGCAACAATTTCCTGGGTCTTCAACGCTTCGTCTACTGGGATATTTAAAAGAGTCTCTATGAAGGTTTATTACGGGGTGTCGGCGTGAGGGCTGGCCTTGAAGTCACTAGGGACAACGGCTCAATCTTACTGTCAGATGAGTACGTGTCTACGGTTCTTATGACTACCCTTATTGCCAGCCAGTGGTCAAACGGCGAGGCCATAACCTCTCAGGTTAAAACGGCTAACTACTGCGACATATATATCCCATTAGAAGCTGGTATTTTGGCCTTTGAGGATACAGCTGGATTTTATGTTTGTGCTATATACGGTGAGCAAGTAGGGGAAAGTCGAAGGGTCAGGCTCTATTGTTCAGGTAAGCCATCAATTAAGCTCCATTGTTTTGGCACCGTGCTACCGTCAGCTCGTGGTGATTATGGTCTCCAGTTGTTCAAGCAGGATGGCAGCCTGGCCTTCGACTCCTCTCATAAACATATTAGGGTCAAAACAAACGCACTGTCGTCCGGCGGGGCGGTATCACTACCAAACGACGGAGTATACGGGGTGGCCGTCGGAAGTTTTCCGTACTCTTATGGGGTATATGTTGGGTCGGTAGGGTATGGGTACACTTTCTTCAGAGTTGGGGTGAGGGTTAGAGGTGGGATAGACGCCTCTTTTTCTAATGTACTGGTGGCCGCCAGCGGACAGCAGCCTAACATCGGACCTACGCCGGCCGGCGGTGGGGGGGCATCGTTTTCAGTGATGGCGATGAAAATCGCATGAACTTTGTTATCATGAACCCATATTTACAGGAATGCTTATACCCTTATGGCAGCCGCAACCAACTTCCCTGAATTCAACGCCGCCGTCACCGAGCTGACCACGAAAGTCAGCACCCTCTTGGGCGACGTAGCCGCGATGCAGTCGGTTGCGAACGTCCAGGTTGCGGTCGACAAGGCGGCTGAAGCGTCTGCCTCTGCGACTGAGGCGGCGGCTAGTAAGGCCGCGGCGGCGTCTAGCGCAGCGTCAGCAACCTCCTCGAAGGATTCTGCCTCTGCATCAGCTACCAAAGCTGGCCAGTGGGCCGAGGCCAACGAAGGGACGGCTGTGGAGGCTGGCAAATACAGCGCCAAGCACCACGCGATTAAAGCCGCTGCGTCGGCCTCCAGCGCCTCCGCAAGCGCCACCACCGCCACCACCAAAGCGGGCGAAGCCTCTACCTCAGCTGCTAGCTCCGCGAGCTCGGCGGGAGTTGCCTCATCCAAAGCCGGTGAGGCCGCAGCCTCCGCTAACACAGCCAGTACAAAGGCCGGGGAAGCCTCCACCAGCGCCACCAACGCTGCGAACTCGGCTGCGACTGCGGCAACAAAGGCCGGGGAAGCCTCCACCAGCGCCACCAACGCTGCGAACGCAAACACCTCCGCCCAGGCCGCAAAGACCGCCGCAGAGGCGGCCAGAGACCGGGCGGAGACAGCAGCTGCCACCGTAACCGGTAACCTGATCGAGATGGGCGGCGTAAGCCTGGCATCAGGGGTGTACCCGGCAAAGCCGGCGAACAACGGGGCCTTTTGGAAGGTGACAGCTGGCGGAACCGTTGGCGGCGTCGAGTATGGGGTTGGCGACACCCTTGTCTACTCGAAAAGCCTTGACCAGTTCTACAAGATCGACAACACCGAAAGCGTAACCTCGGTAGCAGGCAGAACCGGCGTCGTGACGTTGACCAAAGCCGACGTTGACCTTAACAACGTCGACAACACGTCCGACGCCAACAAGCCTATCTCTGCAGCTACTCAAATCGCGCTGAATGCTAAGGCGCCACTGGACTCGCCGGCATTCACCGGCAACCCGACCGCCCCGACGCCGGCCACCACCGATAACGACACGTCGGTGGCCACCACGGCGTTCGTGCGGGCGGCGATGGCGTTGTTTGGGGTGGGTGGCGCTGGCCCGCGAGTGGCTGACCTGAATAGCCAGATGACGTCCGGGTTGTTCACCTGTGACACGTCTACGCTAAACCGCCCAGCGTCCGACAGCGCAGGGGCGGCTAGTTGCCTGGTCTCCGCTCACGACGCCGATGATGTTAGGCAGGTGTATTTTTTCCGGGACGGCCGCATTGCTACTCGCGTCATGGCGGTGGGCACATGGTCCGCATGGCAAGAACTCTGGCACACCGGCAACCTCGCCAAGCAGACGGGGCCGAATGACGCAACGCCCGGCGCCGTGGTCATGGCAGACAACTTTGCTACGCGCATGGGCAATATCGGAGCCCCGATCAACCTAATGCGTGATTCAGGCCGGTTCGGTGGGGCTGTCTCTCCGCAAAGCCTGTATGTTCCTGCTGCCTTTGCTAACGCAACTGGATTTCTGGCGGCCTATAACGGAAGCACATGGGCCGATGCCGGGCAGTTCTTCCACGACAACAGCACCAATGGCGGTGCGCGCGGCGCGCTGACTCAGGACGTCATCGACTTTCTGACCGCTGCCGGTCGAACCGGAATCTATGCTCGCTATGGCGTAGAGTTTCACATCGGAACGCTAACGCAGGGGGCTGGCACATCCGTGCAGTCGGTAGGCCCTGACTCCGTTGCGCGGTATCTATCTGTGATCAGCAGTAATCAGCCATGCACAGGGCCAGGGAGTAGAGCCACTTTCGCTGGGTGGCTGAAGGCGAAAACCGGCTCGGCGCATGTGCTGGCCGCTGGTGTCGATCTGTACATCAACGGGGTGCTTACACCGGGTAATTACGCGCTGCCGGCCAATACTTGGGTTCATGTTCGCCAGGTAATTACCGCGCGATACGGTTACGACAATGGATTCCCGCGGGTGTATGCCACCCCAGGTGCGCAGATTCAGTTCGCACTCCCTGCGCACTTCGCTGGCGAGGTGGATGTCGGTCTGCACACTGCGCCTATCGGTCATGTGCCAGGCCTGCAGGTGGTGGGGGTAGTCAGCCAGGCCGCCGGAGAAATGACCGGCGCGATCATCGAGCGCGGCAGCAATGCAAACGGGGAGTACGTGCGGTTTGCGGATGGGACGCAGATTTGTAGGGTCCGGGTGACCCAGGCAGATGTCGCTATATCCGTACCGTTCATGGGTGGCTTCCGTTCTTCTGGGTATACGTGGTCGCCGCCGGCGGGGTTTGTTGGAGATATAGAGTTTCTAGGGTCTCCATACTCTAGCGCTGATGCGTTTTCGATAAACATAGGCGGCGCCGGTTCTTACTTCTTCACTGCGATAACGTCGCAGCCTGCCGCCACACGGACGTGCAACCTGTTCGCTATCGGCCGTTGGTACTAATCGGAGCACCCATGCACATCACCCTTTCCCCCGTCCGCCTGGACGAAACCCTGGCCGCGTCCCTGGTCGGCGACGTACTGACCTTGAACGGCGCCGCCTTCGACTTCGGCCCGCTGCCCGAGGGCGCCACGCTGCCGGCCGAGACGATAGATTCGGAATGGATCGTCGGCCCTGTGTCGCGCATCGACGGCGAATTGCACCTGACCCTGCTCCTGCCGCACGGCCCGAACCCGAGCCAGGACGTGGCTTTCCCGCGGCCGCTGGTGGTGATGGTCGACGGCGAGATTGATCTGCCGTTCGACCCGCCACCCGTCGAGCCGGAGCCATTAACCGACATGCTCGAGGAACTGCCCGCATGAGCAACATCGACTGGAGCGGCGTAGTCACCGCCGAAGACAAAGCCAAGAAGGCCGCTGCCGCGGCGCGCGAGGCGTGGAAGGCACGCCGTGCCGAGGCGGTGCGCAACATCAAGGTGACCACCACCAGCGGCCGGGTATTCGACGGCGACGAGATCAGCCAGGCGCGCATGGCTCGCGCCATCCTCGGGCTGCAGCCGGCCGGCGAGGGGGCGACCGTGACCTGGGTGCTGGCAGACAACACTCAGGTGTCCGTGACCGCCGCGGAACTGTCAGAGGCACTGAACCTGGCCGGCGCCGAGCAGGCGCGCCTGTGGGTGGCCGATCATGAATAAGCTCGATCTCGCGGCCTACCAGGCGCGCCATGGCCGCCGGCCGTACTGGCTGGCCCTGCTGATCGCCCTGGATCAGCTGGCCAACGCCATGCTCTGGGGCTACGTCGACGAAACGCTCTCAAGCCGCGCCTACCGCAGTGCCCAGCTGCGCACCCCGGCAAAGCGCCGTTGGCGCCTGGCCGAACGGATGATCAACACACTGTTCTGGTGGGACCGACAGGGAGCGCTACGGCATTGCCAGCTGGCGTACTACGGCGAGCTGGCAGGCGAACACCTGCCGCGCTCGATGACCAAACATCAGAACCTGTAAATAAGGGTTTCCATAAATACGGCATGGGGTTAGGATTCACCCAACTCAGGCCGGTACCTATCATGCCCTTTGACTGGAAACCTTACGCACTCTCGGCGATCTTCGCAGTTTTGTGCTGGAACTTCTGGCTGCAGAAGGGCGACGCTGAACGTGAACTGGATTTGGCAGTTAAGGTGAACGGCCGCCTTGTCGACGCCAATCAGGAGCTGCGAGCCAGCATCAGTCGACAAAATGAGGCTGTCAGCCTGCTGCGAGCTTCAGCTGAATCCTTCGCTGCCGCCGCCGGCACTAGGGCGGATGCAGTGAAGCAGGATATCCCCCGCAAGATCCAGCAGGACAGTGCCACAGGCACAGCGCCAGAGGAGATGAACCAGTGGCTCGAGTCGCTGTTCTCCTCGCACTGATCCTCGCCGGCTGCACTACCACCGAGTACGTCGACCGGCCCGTCGAGGTTCTGGTCCCCGTCCAGGTAGAGCGCAGTGCACCGGAGTGGCTCGTGGCGCCGTATCAGCCCTCCGCTCTCCCTCGCTTCATTCCTCCGTCCGACCCCGCCGCGAAAGCCGCTTTGTCCGAACAAGGTCTGGCTGACCTGAAAGTCATCCTGCGCATGCTCAAAGAGCGTGACAACGGATGGCGGGCGTGGGCCGTAACCCCAACCGAAGAGACTCCGCCGAATGTTCAACCTGAGTAGCCGCAGCGAACAGCGGCTGTCCGAGGTCCACCCAGACCTGCAGAAAGTGGTCAGGCTTGCCATCCGCAGGTCGAAGATCGATTTCACTGTCCTGGAGGGCCTGCGGAGCGCGACCCGGCAGAAGCAGTTGGTCGCCCAGGGCAAGTCGAAGACACTGGACGGCCGGCACATCACTGGCCACGCCGTCGACCTCGGCGCCTATGTCGGTGGCCAAGTCTCCTGGGACTGGGAACACTACTACACCCTCGCCGAAGCGATGCGTGACGCAGCTGTAGAGCTCGGCGTCCCGATCGTATGGGGCGGAGTATGGGACAAGCGGCTCAACCTGCTGCACGACACGAAGAAGGCAGTCGCCGACTACGTGCAGTCTCGCAAGGCAGTCGGGCGGGATGCGTTCATTGACGGCCCGCACTTCGAACTGGACCGCAAGGAGTACCCAGCATGAGCGCTGAGCAGTGGTCCAACCTGTTGGTGAACGCCGTGCCGTTCCTCTTGTATGGCGCGCTGCTGTTCAAACTCTACTCGGCCTGGAGACGGGTCAGGGCTATGGAAGACCGGTGCAGGGAGACCCGCCTGGCAGCTGTCCTGCTACTGCTGACCGTGTGCACGCTGACCTTCATGGCAGCCAATGCGTACGCGCTCGAGGTGTACGGCAAAACGTTCCTTTCGCTTCGAGTTTTCCAGATGTTCGTGCTCAGCAATTGCGCAGCCTACTGGCTCGTCCTGGACCTGATCACCAAAGACGCCTGCGAGTAAGGAACCACCCATTGAAGATTCCGCCGGAGTGGTTCGATAAGGCCCAGGATTACCTCTACTTCGGCACGCTCGGGGCGTTTGCAGCCCTGGTCGGCTGTTTGTGGCAGGTGGCGAGGAAGGGCGGGCAGCCGGTTGCGCTGCTGACCTTGTTCTCCACCACGGTTGTGGGGTTCTATCTGGGAATGCTGTTTGGGGGGATTGTCTCGCCAGACTGGGCGAATAGAGACGCGGTGGTCCTGCTGATCGGCGCCACCGGTTTGAAGGGATTCGAGGTGGTGCTCTCCGTGGCGAAGAACACCATCCCCGTTTTGTTGCGGGCTACTCAGCAGCCCCCGCCGACGAAGGACGAGGATTGAGCCTCAAGTGGTCCAAGGGCGGATCGCTTAATCCCCTACCCATTTTCCGCAGGGCCGCGGCGGCTTTGGCCGCTGAGGGCGCCATACTTCTCATCGCATCGTTCCAGCGCATCACAGCTGCTGCCTGCTTCACGGATACGTCCATCTGTACCTCCCGACAATCTTCTCGCCGGACTGTAGTTGGTACTCCATCTGCCTGTCACGCTGCTCGACGAACCCCGTGCGTTCCGCGCGGACGAGCTCGCCATTGACCTCGATGATCAACGGGCAGTTGACTGGGGCTAGGTGGTCGGCGGGGTTCAGATGAACCCCGCCTCGGCAGATCTCGCAGATCACCGACCGGTGCTCCCGAGGCCGCCTTCCCCGCGCGCCGTCGAACTCAGTTCTTCGGCCTCACAGAACTCGACTACTGGCACCTGTGACAGCTTAGCCTGGGCAATGCGGTCGCCGTGCAGGACTGGCATTGCCTCGGTGCCTTCGTTGACCAGCTTGACCATCACTTCACCGCGGTAGTCAGCGTCGATGATCCCGACGCAGTTGACCAACCTGACACCGTTCTTGAAGCCGTGACCACTGCGGGAGTAAACCTCCATCGCCCAGGAGACAGGGATCTCGAATGAAAGGCCGGTACGAATCAACGCGGTATGGCCTGGCTGAAGCAGCAGCCCGCCATCAGGTAGCAGAGCATGCAGGTCAAAGCAGGCGGCATGCTCTGAGCCATATCGTGGCAGCATGGCCTGCGGGTCCAGTTTCTTGACCTTCATGGTGATGTTGTCCATCGTCAAACTCCAACTTCAATGATGTTCGCGGCCAGGGCTTGATCCTGTTCGCGGTGGGTGATGAGCAACAGCTGCTTGGCGCTTCCCGCCAGCGACGCGGCCAGTCCCGTCGCGTTGTGCTCGCTCATGGATTCAGTGGGCTCGTCGAAGATCAGCAGGCTGTCCGAGCCATACAGCGCCCGGGCCAGGCCGATACGAACGGCTGAGCCGATGAACGCCTTCTGCGCGCCGGAAGCACAGGCGACCGGCGCAACCACGCCGTCCTCCTCGTAGCAGAAGTCGCCGTCTTCGTTGGTGATGCGGGTGATCTCCCCGCGGGTCGCTGCCTTGACCTGGCGCGAAGCCACGGCCATGACGGTTTCCCATACGTCGCGCAGGTACTGGACCCGGCGATCAGCCAGGAAGCGGGCCAGTCGGCCAGCGCGGTCTGCGGCGATCTCATGGCCCTTCACCTTCTGCAGAGTGCTTTCCAGCACCTCGACGCGGTGCTGGGCCTCCTTCAGTGCCTTGGCTGCGACGGCATCGTCACGCACCGCCATATCCACAGCGTGCTGCGCCGCCTGGTAGTTCCGGTCCCACTCGGCCTTGGCCTGGGTATAGGTGTCCTCAGCCGCGCGAGCTGCAGCGATCTGCTCATCAGTCGGGGCGTCGATCACCAGTGCCTGGCGTGCTTCAACCACGGCGTCTTCAGCGCTGGCGACGTTCTTGTGCGCCTGGCGCAGCCGGCGTTCCGCCGCAGCGCGACGCTCGTTTGCCTCTACGCCGGCGTCAGCCTTGGCTTTGAGGCCGGCAACCTCGCCCTGCAGTTCTTCGATCACCGACTCCAGGCTGCTCGCCTCGCCGCGCAGGTCGTTGACCACACTGGCGTCGACCAGCTTGTCGGCCCACTTCTCAACCTCGGCCTGCTTGGCAGCGCGCTGATCGATGCGCTTGCGCATGGCGGCCAGCTGCTTAGCCCCTTCGGCCTCGCCGGCGGAGGCCAGCGACAGCGTCACGCCGAGGTCGGAGATCTGCTTCTCGAGCGTGGCGATTTCCTCGGCCAGCTGCTCAGGGTCATGCTCGGCCAGCGCCGTGCCGCAGGTCGGGCAGGTGGCGTCCTTCTCGAGCTTGCGCAGCGCGGCCAGTTTGGACTTGTCGACGGCGATCAACTCGCGGGTGCGGGCGGCCTCGTCGGCATAGTGAGCATGGGTTTTCTCGGCTTCTTCAAGCCTGGCCACGGTGACCGGCTCGATCGCCGCCAGCTCCGTCTGAGCCTGCTCGTGCTCAGCCTCGGCGCGGATTGCGCTGGCCAACTGCTCCTTCACGTCAGCCAGCCGGGCACGCTTCTGGCGAAGCACGGCGCCTTTCTCGGCGGAGGCCGCGGTGACGCTGTCGATGTCCACCAGCTCACCACACTCTGCCAGCGCCTGCTCAGCCGTGGTGACGGCCTCACGCTTGTGCTCCAGAGCGGCCTCAGCTTCGCGCAGGGCGCTTTCCGCACGCTGGGCAATACGTTGGGTCGCCTGAAGGGCAGAAGAGCTCACAGCGGGCGGCGTAGCGGCCAGCGGCGGGAAGTTGTCGAGGTCGGTCTCGGCCACGTAACGGGCAGAGGTGGTTACTTGCGCACTGAACGAGGCGGCTTCAAACACTACTCGCGCGTGGTTCAGCTCCTCGTCTGACACGCTGCAAGCGTCTGCTGCAGCTTTCTCCGCGGTAGCCATGGCCCGGGCGCGGGTCATGATGCCGTCGATCAGTGCGATGCCGGCGAACTCTTCGACCTTCTGGTTCAGTGCGGTCGTGCCGAAGGACAGCAGGCCGGCGGTCTGATGCTGCTTGGAGTTCAGGAACAGCGCGAAGTCCTTGGCAGTGAGGCCGAGCAGCTCTTCGACGTAGGCGGTCACCGGGGTGTTGCCGTTGGCAACGAGCTGGTCGTCATCAGGGTCGGAAGCGATAACTACCAATTTTGCTGTAGATTTCGAGCGAGTCAGCATGTAGGTGACCCCGTTGACCTCGAAGTGAAGCTCCAGTCCGAACGTCGTCTGCCCCCAGGTCGGGATGTGCTCTTTCTTGCCAGGCACGACGGTCACTCCGAACAGTGCAGCCTCGATCGCCTGGATCAGGGTCGACTTGCCGCGGGCGTTCTCGCCGCAGATCACGTTCAGACCGTCGGTGAAGTCGGCGGTGAAGGTGCCCAGGCGCTTGAAGTTGGTGGTAACGAGCTTGATCAGTTTCATCGTGAATTCCTTGTGGGGGCCGCTATTCAGCGGCCTCTCGCTCTTCGTCCGTGAGGCAGTCCTCGCAGACGCTTTGGTCGTCGATCTGGTGGATGGTGTGCACCTCCATCCACCAGTCACAGCGGCAGCAGCGTTCGTACTCGGCCTCCGCCATCACCTCGTCGATGTGATGCTGCTCCAGGCCTTCCACCTGGTTGAACGCCCTACGCTCGCCGTTGCCACAGTTGGCGATGAGGTCGATCCACTCGGCGCGCTCCGCGTCGGCCATTTGGAGAAGGGGGTTCATACCTCCACCTCGGCGTTGTGCCGGTCGATCTCGGCCACCCAGGCGCGCTCGGTGATTTCCTCGAAGCCTTCAGGGATGACGGCCGGCTTCGCCTCCTTGTCGGTGCGGGTGTTGAACGGCAGGCTGCAGACCAGCACGTTGCCTTTCAGCAGGTGGCACAAGGCGAAGCTGATCCGGTTGCCTTCCCATACGCCGTCCGGCAAGCCCATACGCTTGGTGAACACGGTGTCGACGTCACGGCGACCGAAGATGCACTGCTCTCCCTGCAGTTCAGGCGGAAGTGGCGGGGCGTCAGCGAACTGTTTCCTCAGCTCGGCGGAGCGCTTGTGCCGGCCGTGGAAGGTGTATTGGAAGTAGTAGCGGCCCTCGTGGTAGATCCGCTCGCCGCCTTTGAACCCTTCGATAGCCGGACCTTGGCGGTCCCACTCAGACTCGGACAGCTTGCAGAAGAAATGCGGCACGCCGAACTCTTGCATGCCGATCTCGTCGAAGCCCCACTCGCGCGCCAGGGCGATGAAGAACCGGTAGCGTGCGGCAGCCATTTCCCCCAGCGACCGGAAGGTAGAAACCGGCAGAGCTTCAGTGGTTTTCAGGTAGTAGCGCATCAGGCTGCCTCCACCGCATAGATCGTCACGCCATCGGCAGACGCTGCTTTGCAGATTCTCTCTAGCATCCTCAGATCCTCTCTTGAGCAGTCGTCGATGACGATGGTGGTCATCCCATCTGCTGCCAGCCGGCGCAACGCTCTTTCGGCGCCAAGCAGGTTGTAGCCCCGCAGGATTCCCTGGGTGCCTTTGTCGCCCGCGTTCCGCAGGATCTCTTGCAGCTTGGTCGTCTTCCCGGACATCGCCGGGCCGCGGATGATTTCGAGCTTCATACGGTGAGTTCCTTGATCGCTTGGCGAATGGAGAGCCGGAGACGCAGGGTCTTGAGGCAGAGGCGCGGGGTGTACTCAGCTTCGGTGCGGAGAAGCTGCTCTAGCGTGGTGCCCATTCCAGTCGGTTTGTGGACTGCTTTCATACCGCCACCTCCTTCGCCAACTCGCTGAACAGGTCAGCCAGGTCAGTGCCGTCCAGCTCGCGGCTGATGCGGGTGCGCAGATCCTCGACAACCGGCTTCTCAGCCTCGTCGTCGACCACGTTCACGCCGGCTACCGAGACGCTGTTGCGAACTGCCAATGCGTCCGGGGCGTTCTCCCACACCATCTGCATGAAGTCGGCGACAGCGACGGCCTCGTCGGCAGCGCCGATAACGTCGATGAACTGCACGCCGCTTAGGTCCGGCAGCTCTTGCCCGAACATGACTGACGCGAATCGCTCGTCCTTGGACCAGATTCGAGTTTTGGTGAGATCAATGCTGTCGTCGGTGATCTCCAGCTGGTAGGAGAACTTGTCGCTGATGTCGGCGAAGCTGGTGGCGTGGGTGTTGCCCAGGATCACCACGCGGCCGTCGAAGTAGGTGGATGGCTTGTGCTCGTGGCCGATGAAGATGTAGTCGAACGACTCCAGCATCAGGTTGGCTACCGCCGGCGACAGGTTGAGGGTGTCGTCCTCGGTGGCGAAGGGTTGGTCGTAGTTGCAATGCAGCATCAGGACGCTGGCTCGGCCGGCGCGCTCACGGGCTGCATGCTCAGCGGCTTCCCGCATTGCTTGCTCGAACAGCTCCTGACTGGCGTGGTGCGGGACGAAGTAGAGTGGCTCGAAGTTGTCGAAATAGGGCTCCGACAGGCTGGGCGATGAGATAATCGAGCAGCCCATTTCCCGGAGCGCGCGGAGGCTGGTCACTGTGTCAGCCCGGTTGGTCTCGTCGTGGTTGCCGGCCAGCGTCCACATGCAGTTGCTGGCGATCTCGTAACCCTGAACCAGGATCGATTCGTCGTTGAAGGCCCGATCGAACAGGTCGCCCAGGCAGATCGACTTCTCCGCGCCCTCAATGACGTCCCACGCCTGCTTGAACAGGGCGAGGGTCAAGCGCTTGGAGGACTCGCGGGTGGTATGCGCTGCCCGGCGGGTGCCGAGATGGGGGTCGGTGAAGAGGGTGAAGGTCGTCATAACAGGCTTCCTGTAATTACGGCACTAAGAGCCCAGCCCGCCGCTTGCGCGGCGAGGAGGGTGATAGCGAAGTGGCGAAGGGCGCGGCGGGTCACAGCGCTACCCGAAGAGCCAAGATGAACCCAAGGGTGGCGCCGTAGCCGAATAGGAGGCCGACTGAGGCCACCAACACTGCCTTTCCGACTGCTGAGCCAATTCCGTCAGCAAGACTGCGCAGGCCTCGTTTCATGCTCGGGCTCATACGTCTTCCCTCCAGCGCAGGGCCACCGGCAGCAGCGGGATGCCGTCCTTGCTGTGGCCGAAGTGCTGGTAGGTCAGTGGGCGGCCCATGTAGGTGTGGCGCATCTCCCACTGGGCGTGCTTCTGCTGGGCATTGCCGTGGGCAGTGGCCTTGAACGTCCGGCCGCATGGCATCTGCAAGGTCCAGACCGGCACCTCGAACTCGCCGTTGGGGGTGCCGCGCTCCACCGCGATGACGATGGCCTCGGCGTCGGAGAAGTCCTTGACCTTGAGCAGGGATGCGCTGCGCTTGTCGGTCTCGTAGCCGGCGAGGCCGTGACGGAGGATGGAGCCCTCGAAGCCCGCTTCTAGCCAGAGGGTATGCAGGTCGTTTAGCTGGCTGCGATCCATGACTCGGAGTGTTGGTACCGATTTCAGCGGCTCAGCGGAACTGCAGTATTCGCTAATCAGCCAGCTGTCGCCCAGTAGGTCGCACAGCAGCGTAGAGCGGCGCCCGTACGGGTCAGGCATCACCACGTCATAGACGTGATACTGCAGTTTCAGCGACTCCTCGCGCGGCTTCTTGACCAACGACCCGATGTCCTGCAGCAGCATGCCGTGGATGTACAGCTCGCCGTCCAGGTGCAGGTTCTGAAGGCCGGCAGCGTGAATCGCCTCGACGATGTGCGGCAGGTTGATGACCTTGCCGTTGCGGCTGTAGAGCACGCCTCCTTTGAACAAGCAGCGGTGGCCGTCCAGCTTGGGCTGCGCGAAGGCGTTCTCCCAGTCGATGGACTCCGGCTTCACCTTGTCGATCGGATGAGCCAGCATCGGCTTTTCCAGGCCCAGGGCGTTGGTGGCCGGCGCGCTCGCTTCCTCGAGTGTGCGGACGTAGCCCTTGTCGAGCTGCTTGTTGACGCGGCTGTCCAGCTCCATCACGGCCTGCTGGGCCGGGGTGGTCTGGTTGGCGCGGCCGATGTTCTTGGCCTCGACCGGCACTTCCTTGGTAACGGCTGCTCCGCCGACGACCTTGGTGTGCGAGATGACGAGCTTGGCCACTTCATACCCTGCGCAGGCTGGCTCTCCGGCTGGGAATTCCATGTCCTCGACTGCCTGAATCTTCCAGTCCCCGGTCTTTCCGCCGTGGTTCTTGAAGAGCGTGACTTCCTTCAATACTTTCATGTTGTGCCCCATGAATATGGATTGCCGTATTTACAGCAATACAGGTTGTCGTGCAAGAGTAGTGGCCATCGAGGGCAGTGCGAAGTAGTCCGCCAGTCCTCTACTGACGACGTCCGCGTTCAGCTTTATGCCGTGGCCTGCATTCTCGATGGAGGCTAGCAGGTAGCTCTTGCTGATCCGCTCCTCCTGCACCACTGCGGCGCCGTCCCAGACCTGAATCACGCCGCGCTCCGCGTCGTAGAACAGGACCAGGTAGGGGAGCTTGAGCAGCTCTCGGTAGAACGAGATGGCGCCGCGCTGGGCCGGCTGCATCGCCTGCTTGGTCAGCGTCGAGTTCTTCTCGCTGGCCTTCACCTCGCAGAAGAACAGCCGCTGGCCGGCCAGCGGTGAGCGGGCACCCGCCGGCAAGGCCAGCAGGTAGTCACTCGGCTGTGCAGCCACGATGGACCCGCCGGCGGCGCCGGTGTCGGCCAGGCGGTGCCAGCCCAGAAGGTGGCTCTCGCGCAGGGCGCGGAACACCTTCTGGATCTCCTTCTCGAAGATCTTGCCTATGTCGGTGGACATCAGGCCTTCTCCTGAACGACCAGGCGTTCGCCGAAGAACACCACCTTCTCTGCGTCGTAGAGGCCGTCGGTGTAGTGCCGCTTGGACCGACCTTGGCGTGCTGCAGCGCGGCGCCAGAGGGCCTTGAATGCGTTACCCTCAGCGAAGTTCATATCCAGGGCTTCGATGATGTCGTTGCATTCTGCAGTGTAAGGCTCGCGTCCAGGGGTGGTCGGATTCCTGACCTCCGCGCTGTAGTAGCTGACACTGCCGCCGGTGTACTCGCAGTTGAGTACCTCATCCGGCTCAGGGCGGGGGATCGGCCGCGGGATGCGGACGTTCGGGTTGTCGGCTGTCATCGCACCATCTCCAAGCCCAGCTGCAGATCCGGACTCAGGTTGTCCATGTTCTCCAGCGCCCAGCGGACGTACGACTTAGGCAGATTGCACAGCTTCACGCCCTTGTGTTTGCCATAGGGCATTTCCATCGACGTCGTCGCCCACGGCTCTCGCATCCATGCGATGAACTCGCTGAGCGAGCTGCAGTTGGCCTTTTCGATCGACGGCTGGATCAGATCCAGCGTCATCACGATGTCGGCGAAGGCATCGTGGGCATTCTCAGCCTTCCGACCGGTGAGCACCTCGTAGGCAGTGCCAAGGTTGGCCTTCGGTAAGAGACCTGCGTTCTTGAAGCGGCGGGTGGCCACCATCAGGTCGATCGACGGGAACTCGGCAAGGCCGCAGCGACGGGCCAGCTTGTCGTCGAAAGCGGCGCTGTTGTAGCCGAGCACAGCCTGGATGGCGGTGTCGTTGACCAGCTCGAACTGTTCAGCCAGGTAGCTCTCCCAGTGCGGCTTATCTTCGACGTGGTGGTCGTAGATGCCATGCACCCCACTGGCGCCGGCAGGGATAGGTTCGCCCGGGTGGAGCAGCTGTACATCCTTTTCCAGGATGCTGTAGCGGCCGTCCTCGTGAAGCGTGGCGAAGCACAGGGCCGCTTGCACGACCCCGCACTTGGCTGTGTTCACCCCGGTGGTTTCATAGTCGTGGGCGAAGACCAGCATTAGCGAGCCACCTTCTTGTGAGCCTGCAGGGCGCGATCGGCCTCGCCCTGGCGGGTGAAGTACCGCTTCCACAGGTCAGGCCAGTCCTTCTTCAGCGCCTCAGATCGACGATGCAGCGCGCCCTGCGCTGCGGACGCCAGCTTGAGGTTGGCACGGGCCTGGGCCAGCTCCTGCTCGAGGGCGTGAACCCTCTCAAGGGCCTCGGTTAGCCGAAGGTGGTCTTTGGCCAGTCCCGGCCCCCTGATATCCCTCAAGCGGCTTGCGATTTGCTTGATCATGCAGCCTCCTTCTCTTCCAACTCTGCGCCGCGGATCTCGGCCCAGATTTCTTTGGCTTCTTCGAGGCTGCGCTCCACGGCCTCCATGATTTTCTCGTCGCCTGGGTAGCGGCCGAGCTCGTGAACATCGCCCCAGGTCGGCCCGATGCTGAACTCCGGACACTGCGGAACGGCATGGCCTGGCGGTGTCGCGCTGCTCATGATCTCGTTCATCTCGCGGCAGTATTCGGCGACGTCGTCCTTGTGGACGAAGGCGACCGTCTCGTCGTAGATCGGCGCGAAGAAGACCATGTCCAGGCGGTCGAGCAGACCGCGCTCGACGATCTTGGTCAGGACGATGCGCAGCATCTCTGCTGCCGTGCCCTGGATCGTCGCGTTGGTGCCCTGGCGGTGCTGGCGGCTGACCTTGCCGTGGTCCTTGGCGAAGATGTCCTCGGTGGCGTGGCGCTTGGTGCCGAAGGCAGTCAGCGTGAAGCCGTTCTTCTCCATGAACCGCGCGGTTTCCTCTTGCCACTGCGGGATTCGGGCGTACAGCGTCATCGCGCCATCCAGCAGTTCCTTCGCCTCATCGATCGGGACGATCAGGTTGCGGGAGAGGGTGGCCGGGCCAGCGCCGTAGGCCAGACCGAAGTTGACGCCCTTGGCCGACTTGCGGATGCCAGAGGCCAGCTTGTTCAGCGGGTGATCATCGAGGCTGCGAGCCTCGTTGAAGGTGCTGAACGCACTGAGGGTGGCCAGATCGTCCTTGTCGTCACCGGGTTTGGTGGACTTCAGCTTGGCGATACCGGAGCCGGTTACGCTGTGCAGGTCCTTCTCGTCAGCCGGGTCGTAGGCATCGATCATCACCGGATCGCCCGACTCGCAAGCCAGCAGGCGCAGCTCCTGACCGTTGTAGTCGATGGCCACCACGACGTGGTCAGGCGACGGCGGCACGAACATGCTGCGCATCGACTTGTCCTTCTTCGACACCTGCAGCACGTTCGGCGCGGAGCCGGTCGGGCGGCGGGTGTCGGTGCCGGCGTCGGTGAACGACGGGTGCAGCTTGCCGTCTCGGTGTTTCCACAGCGGGTACTTGTCGTGGTACAGGCTAATGCGGGTGCTGGCCGACTTGACCTTCAGCAGGGCGCGCAGCGCGTTGTGCTGCCAGCTGCCGGCCTCGATGTCGTTGGCGATCGCCGTCTCGATGGCAGTCTCGTCCGTGGACGGGCCAGCCTCGGTGATGCCGACCATCAGCCGGCCCTTGCCGGCGGCCTTGCCGCGCAGGCGAACCGGGACGCCGATCTTGCAGTAGAGCAGCTGCTGCATCTGAACTGGCGAGCCGGTGTTCAGCTCGTCGCCGACCTTGATCACCTTTGCCTCGACGCCGGCCAGACGCTGCACGACCTCGCCCAACTGGTCGAATGCCTTGCGGGCCTGCTCGGCAGACTTGGCGGCTTTCTCGTCGCTGTTATGGTCCTCTGCTTTGGTTTCCAGCAGCTTCAGCTTCAGGGCGCCGCGCTCCATGGCCTTGACCAGCGCCGACAGGAACTCAGCCTGGCGAGGGTCCGCCGGCATGTCAGCCCCGGCGCCGTCCAGGCCACACTGCTCCAGGTACTCGGAGAGGCCGGAAGCTGTGACCTTGGTGACCTCTGGTAAGCCGATCGCCAACGCCGCTGCGGAGAGCTGTTTGGCAGTCAGCGCGAACGCCGGCATCACCCGCTCCTCGCGGTACGGGACGTACTGGCACGCCTGCTCCTGCTTCAGCTGCCACTCGTACAGCTTCTGCTTGGCCACCTCGGTGTCGCCGTCGGCCTTCTTCTTGGCAGACCGGTAGATGAAGTCCTTCTCGGCTTCGATGAACGACTTGCAGCCCTCGGTGATGTTGCCAGTGACGTTCTCCTGCAGGATGGCGCGCAGCTCTGCCATACCTTCGTCGACCTGCTTCAGGTCGCGCTCATGCAGGCGCTTCTGCAGCGGCCAGTTGATGTCCACGCCCTTGATGTAGGCATGCTGCAGGACGACGGTCGGGTTGACCGCCCAACTCTGGTAGAACTCCCATTGCTCGTCGAGCTGCAGCAGGAGCTTCAGCAGGTCGTACAGCGAGCCGGTGACCTGGGCGTCGTCGGCGCCATAGCTGAACACCTCGTCCAGGGTCAGCTCGCTCATGTTGGCTGCGCCCTTGCCGCCGTTGCCTGCGGCCAAGGTTTCCTCGTAGCTCGCCTGCTCGTAGTTCAGGTAGTTGAGCGACAGCGACTTGAGGCCGGCTTCCATGTTCTCGTTGACATACCGCTGCATCAGCCGGGTGTCGTGGACGTTCTTGAGCTGCAAGTTCAGGTTGGTCTGGCTGACCACGCCTTCGAAGTTGGCGTTGTGCGCAACCAACTGGGTGTGGGCAGCGGCGTGTTCGAGGATCTCGGCGATGACCGCCTTCGGGAGGTTCGGGCTGTCCTTGTGGTCGACCGGGATGTAGATCACGTTCTCCAGGTGCCGGCCGAACTGGAACGAGGCACCTGTCAGCTCCTGGCTGAGCACGTCAACGAACTTGTCGCCCTGAGTGGAAGCCTGGGCGAACTCTGGGATCGGGTCCTTGTTGGACGACTCGTAGTCGAAGGTGGTGACGTCGCCGGCCTCGATCTCGGCCAGAATTGCAGTGCGCATCTCCGGCCAGTTGAGGCTAGTGATCTGGATCTGGCTTGGCATTACCGAGGCGAAGACGGTGTCCCACAAGTCCTCGGCGCCGACGGCTTTCAGCAGACCGAACAGCTGCTGGGCGTTCGGGATGCGCTTGTGGATCAGCGGGGTGATCAGCTTCTTGGCCCGCGGTTTCCAGCACAGTTCGGGGTGCAGGTTGGCCAGGCGCCACATGGTGCGCCACTCGCCGAACTGCTCGCGCAGCTTGATCAGGGTCTTGTCGCCAGTGGCCTCGATGACCTGGTCCAGCAGCTCGGTGCGGCCGGAGTCGACGATGTCGCGCAGCTCCTCGACGCCATCCGCGCCGTAGTTCTCCAGCAGCGCTGCGAACTTGGCCTCGCCGAGGCCTTTGACGCCGCCGTAGTTGTCGCTGGAGTCGCCCAGGATCGACTTGGCGATGCTGGTGAGCTTGTACGGGATGCCCTTGTGCTCGCCGTCGCCGAAGTGTGGCTCGTTCTTCAGGTAGACGATGGTGGAGTCATTGCACAGCTGCAGCAGGTCGGCGTCGACCGTGTAGACCGCCTTCGGGTAGGTGATGCGCTGACACAGCCAGGCAATAACGTCGTCCGCCTCTACGCCCTTGACGCCGATCTGGGTGGCGCCCAGCGCCGCAAAGAACTTCTTGGCCCAGTCGAACAGCTTGTTGCACTGCTCGGTCTCGATCGGGCTCTTGACGACGTTGGCGCGTTGCGCCTTGTATTCCGGGAACAACGCTGTCCGGTAGTCGCGCCCCATGTCCTGAGCGACGATCAGCGTACGAGGGCTGCCGCCTTGCTGAATGATTGGCTCGACGTAGCGGCTGAGCAGGCCCTGCGCCGCACACTCCCAGGTGGCGAACCGGCGGCCCGTCTCTTCGCAGAAAATGGCCTCGGGGTCTGACGCCCCGTAGTAGGCGTGCTTCACCACTGCTCGGAAGTCGAGAATGGCGTAGGAGGTAAGGTCTTCTTTCATTCGTGAACTCCTCAAATACAGGCGATTCCCGGCCCGTAATTACAGGTTAAGGTGCGTTGAAATCAGGCCGCGCAGGCCACGCATTCGTCCTTAACGACGATTCCAGACCTCGAGTAGATGTAATACTGGCTGAGGATGTTTTCATCGAGCAGGACCATGGTCATCAGCTCGGCGATCAGATCCTCAGAGCCGTCCTCCGGAACATAGAAGTTCAGGCTTTGGCCTTGGCAGGTGTACCTTTGGCGCTGGCTCGCATGGCGCAGCAGGATTCGCTGGTCCATCTCGAAAGCGTTGAGGTACACCAGCTTTTCCTCGTCGGTCAGCCAGTCAACGTGCTGGACGCTGCCGAGATGATCGATGATGTCCTGGATGGTCTGCTCGCTGTAGACGCGCTTGGCCTTCATCAGCTCGTAGAACACCGGCGGGATCCGGCGCAGTTCACCTACACTGGATCCTGCGTCGAAGACCATGCCAGGGTCCGGGAACCAGGACTCGCTGACGCCGCCCATCAGCAGGCTGGTGGTCTTGGTCGGTGCGTAGGCCGTGCGATGAGTGTTGCGGACACCGTAACCCTCGCACCACATCGGCTCGCCGTACTCCTGGGCCAGCCACTGGCTAGCGCGCAGTGACTCGTCATGCAGGTGTTTGGCGATCTCGGTAGAGAGGAACTGCGCCTCCAGGCCGATGTACGGGATGCCCTGCGACTGCAAGTAGGTGTGGAAGCCCATGACGCCCAAGCCGATGGCGCGGCCCCGGATGGTGAACTCACGCACCTTCTCGAGGCCTGCTACGCCGACACTCTTCTCGATGAACTCCTGACACAGGCAGTCCAGGAACACCGTGGCGATGAAGACAGAGTTGCGCTGCTTGAACTTGTCCTTGTGCACCAGGTTCAGCGAAGCCAGGATGCAACTGTAGGTCAGATCGTCCGAGCTGTGCAGCATGATCTCTGTGTTGTGAGTGATCATGCCATTAACGGTCCAGGCGTGGGTGTCACTGTCCACAGTTAGGCAGTAGGCATCTTCGTTCGGGAGCTTAGTCAGGCCGGTAAAGGTTGTGTACATCTTCTGTGCGTACCCTTTTTTGCTGAGCCGCTCCTTGAACAATTCGACTACGCTCCCTTCGCGGTTGCTGCTCAGGCCAGTCACACCGTCTGCGATCTGACAACCCCTGATCGAAGTAATCAGCAGTCGCCACACCGGGCGGGTTTCATACACGCCGCCATTCTCACCAAAATCTCGCAGTCCTCCGTCGTGCAGTTTTGCAATGGAACTCTTGACGCCGAAGTTTGCCCACAGCACCTGAACGTCTTGCAGAAACTCCTTGGAGACCGAGGCCAGCGACATCACGCAGGTGCCTTTGCTCGCCTGGATATTGCCGTCTGTGAGGTACAAGCCACGTAGGTACTGTCCTACAGTCTCGCGGGTGCCTGTCCAGACGAACTCAGGAATCCTCAGCTTGGTGTCTGCGTTGAACCCGTGTTCGGCAAGGATACGGGCCAGTGGCGCACTGCAGAGACGCTGCTTCGAGGTGCCGACGAACTCAGGGTTATTGGTGGATGTCGTGTGCAGGAGTGTGTTGCTTGCCAGAAGCTCAGCGGCGTGCTGGGTAACTTCATCCGCTAGATGCAGAGTCTTGCCTTCCCACAGGTCGATACATACTGAGGTGCCGTTGTTGGTGAAGGTGCCATCGCCAGCGATCAGGCCCGCCAGGAATGCTAGGCTGGGGTTGTGCTCCGGACCGAAGATTCCTTCGACCTGCTGGATCAGCAGTTTGTCACCGGGCACTAGGTGTTGTGCCTCTACCCAACCCGCCCCCTCCTTCCAGACGCGGTGGTCAGGCGTGACCTTGTGGCGGTAGCCTTCTGCAGTTTCGATCTGCACCATCTCTGCGTTAGGACGCGGCAGAAGCATAGGACCAGCCTGGTCTACTCCTGTGAGGCCGACAACCTTGTTAGGGCCACCTTCACGGTACAAGTCGCCTACCGTCTTGATGCCTCGATCTGTCACCACGCGCTGGTCTGCAGCCATGCAGCACAGGTTGGTGGCCTTGATGTCGAGACCCCAGTCCTTGTACATCTGCGGGCGGTGACGGTTTGCCTTGTCGATGCAGAAGACGTAACCCTTGCCGGTAATCAGCTTGGTGTAGAGCGCCTTGGTCCAGCGGCGGTTGGCGTCTTCATCGCCGGCCTTCAGCTTCTCGACGAAGCTGTCACGAATGATCCAGCCGTAGTTCTTGCCGTTGGGCTCAGCGGCGAGCGAGTCGCATGCCTCGTCCCAATCGCCGTGCTCGATGTCGAGGTAGGCGCCGATGGAGCCGCGGCGGGCGCCCCCTTGGCTGATCTTGCCGGCGGTGGTGAAGAAGTCGTTGATGACCTCCACGGCGCCGCTGGCCTTGCCGCCTTTGCTGATCGGCGTGCCGCGCGGCCGGATGCCGCTGAAGTCAGCGCTGGTACCGAAACCCCACTTCGACAGCAATGCGGTTTCTCGCATGGCGGTGTAGAAGCCGTCCACGCTGTCATCTATCACCTGACCTGAACAGGCGACCATCATGCCGCGGTCAGTGCCGGTATTCGCCAGCGCCGGACTGGAGGGGGAGAGGATGCCGTCCCACATCTCGCTGAAGAACAGCTCTTCCCACTCGGCCTCTCGGCCTTTCATGTGACGGGCCAGCGTCTTGGCGATCGTGCGGTGCCGGCCGCGGACGGCGTCCTCACCGGGCACTGCGTACTTCTGCTTGAACATCTGCCAGGCCTGGGTGGTGTACCAGCTTGGTAGCAGTCCTTGCTCTTGCAGTCGCTTGCGCTCGATGGAGAGCTGCTCGAATTTCTGGATGGTGGCGTCGTCCGCGCCGCCTGTAATTTCAAACGCCATGGGCTAGCTCCGGGCGGAAGGTGAGGCGATGTCGAGCCCAGTTGCGGGTGTACTGGAGCTGGGTGTTGGCGAAGAAGTCCGGCACCTTGACGGTGGAGAGCTGCTGGTAGAACCAGCCGGAGATCACACCTTTCTCGTGGCCAAACATTGGCGGCATCTCCAGCCGGTTGAGGACGATGTCGATGCGGTCCTGGGTGAAGGAGAGCAGCTCTTCTTCGGTGACGACGCGATTGCCGGGGATCTCGAACAGCTTACGAGTGATCAGTTGCTCATGCTCCCAGACCACCCTCGCCATCCAGAGGATCTTCTCGAGCAGTTTCGCGTCCTGCTCAGGGCTGTGGTTGCCGGCGGCGGTGCGTTCGGCCTTGCACTGGCGGAACAAGCGGGCCGATGCGAGCGAGTGGAAGTTCTCGTCCTTCGCGCTGCCGTCGATGCCCGAGACAAAGTGCGAGATCATGTTGAAGCCGCGGCTATTGAAGCCCTTGAAGTAGCCGAACGCGCTGAACAGCACGGAACCTTCAAGGAAGGCGAGGGCGGCAGTGACCTCGAGGGCGTCGTCGCTAGCGGTGCACTCGTTGACGAATGCGATGCGATCGGCCAGAACCGGGTCAGTTTTCCACTGCTCATAGAACTCGTCGGTGGCCTTGCCGAGCACCTTGTTGGCCAGGTCGTAGAACGGGGCATGGCTGCCCAGTTCTACGTTGGCGAAGCAGGCGCACATCCGCTGGATTTCTGGCCGCGGGAACAGCCTGGCAATCTTGCCGCCCCACAACTCATCGCCGCCGATCATCAGCTCGTACTGCGTCAGGATCGACTGAGCAGTCAGGACGCCGTGTAGCTCGGCCTCGTTGAGCAGGGTGCGGAAGTCGTTCTCATCGCGCTCCACGCCGAGCTCCTCGGCGGGCCAGAAGATCGACTGCTGTTCGATGGCCATCTCTGTCGCCCAGGGGTACCTGGCAACGTATGAGTCGGTGGGGGTTTCGATCTGACTTAGTGGCATTTTTCTTCGCTTCTATTTTCCCGGCACCCCTCGTGCCAGGAGGGTTTCATTTGCCGGTGAGCGCAGCCCACGAAACTGGGTACAGCGGGGCAATGATCTCGTTGACCTGCTCGGCCAGCTGCTGGATCTCGGCCTGGGCGTGGCTGTCGCTGCGCTGGTTGTAGAAGTTGGAAAAGGCGTACAGCGAGCCGGTCCACACCCAGTTCACTTCAGTACCCTGCGGCAGGATGAGGCGAGCCTGCTCGGGGCAGACCCCGTCCTGGATCATGGCTTCGTACTGGTCGATCAGCGCCTTGCAAGTTCCGGAGTAGCTCGCCAGCCATGCGGCACTGCGCGGGTGAACCCCGCCCGACCCCTGCTTCACATTCTCGGCCGCGGCCCGGAAGTGCTCGGGCACGAAGAGCTCCGGCCGGCTGCTGATGTAGCGACGGCTTTCCTCGGACTCGACGAAGCCAATCTTGTGCTTGAACGCCTGGCGGGCGATTGGCACCGGGGCCTGCATGCGCAGGCTGATGTGTGGGTGACCGAACGGAACCCAATGCTCTGGGATCTTGCGCAGGTAGTTGGCCAGCTTTGTGGCCTGCTCCTTGGTGACCGCCAGGATCATCGAGTCGATCAGCGCTTCCCAATCGCCGGTCTTCATGCCGCGGGCCAGGAAGCGGATCAGGTTGTTGTTCTGCTCAGTGGGGAACTGCTCAGCCAGCTTGCCGAACGACTGCCGGGCGAAATTCGCCACGTCACGGTCGGTCAGGTAGTGGTTTTCGTAGACTGCTTTCATTCTGGTTCCTGTAAATACAGGTTTGTGATCAAACCTTGAGGCTACCTTCAACCCCTCGAGCCATCCGCTCACGGGTGCGATTCAGCAGGATCTCCTGGGCGGCCTTCAGGTGAGCCAGACAGTCCTGGTTGGCTTGGCAGGCGAACGGGCCGGACTGGAAGCCGGTGATGCGGTCGATCAACACCTCCAGGAGCACTTCATGGGTAATGCCGTTGACCCCGGATTCCGGTATCGGGCCGTTTTGGAACAACAGCAGCAGGTCATCCGTCTTGTTGACCGTGTGGCGGAAGTGGAGCGCAATCTCTGGGTCAGGGTTCGGGTTCTCATCCAGATACTGCTTGGCGTTGAGGTACCGGCTGTGCTTGGGGTGACTGGGGTTGGCCAGCTGTTTGGCGCCGCTGATAAGGTATGCGTGGTTCGCTCCGCCGCTTCCAGGTTCGTCAGTGACGGTGATGTTGATGGTGTCGTTGGCGGGATTGACTTTGTGGCCGTTCAATTCACGTGACATATCTGTCTCCGGTGGGGTGGTAAAAAGCCGCCGGCAATCCCTCGGCGGCTTTCCGTCTTACTGAACGAGTCGAAGCTCGTTGCGCGGTACCCAGCGGTTCTCGACCTGCACCATGCAGCCGACAAAGGCGGCATAGCGGGTCTCGCGGTCGGTCTGGTAGCCGTACCAGGCACAGCTGCCCCATCTGAGCAGCACTCCGCCAACCCACATGATCAGGACGAACACTGCGAGGACGGCTACTCCAGCCCATCCGGCGCGTTGAAGTGGGTTGTTGACCTTCACGCCTCAACTCCGAAGTCTTTCAGGCGCAGGCCAAGCTCGGTGCCGACTTCAGCCAGGACCTTCATTTCCGGTGCGCTGATCTCACCGTCGCCTTCGGCAACAGTCAGCATGTTGACGAACACTTCCTCGGCGTCGGCCGGGTTGTTCTTGATGTCGCGGATCTCGCGCATGATGTTCATGCGGCCCAGGCGGAAGCCGGCCTGCAGCTGTTCGGTGTACAGGTTCACCGTCGAGGTGATCTCGGAGCCGAAGTGCTCCAGGTTCTTGTTGGCGCGGATCTGGATGTCGATCTGAGCCGCCTCGTTTTTGCTGATCTCGCCGTCAGCTGCTGCGACCAGCAGGCAGCCGCCCACAATGGCCTGCATGAGGTCGCGGTTTTCGATTTTCTTGGCAGCTACCTTGGCGCCGAACAGCTTCTTCTTAAATCCGAACATTGTGTAATTCCTTGAATTTATGGGAGAAAAAGCCGCCTGGCTTTTACACCTCGGCGGCTTTTGAGCTACGACCGGTCAATCAGCCTTCGTAGCGGCTGGTGATCTTGAAGACCCACGGGCGGAACGCCTTGGTGCCCTCACCGACCTTCTTGCCTACCTGACACTGGGTCACCACCTGGTCCAGGCGGGCGCCGCGCATCTTGGTGTAGGCCTGGGCCGCTGCGCCGGCGAGTCGGGCCTTGGAGGCCGGCGGGATGCTCAGCATGACCATCTGCTGGTCGTACTCGTCGTCGCGGTTGACCAGCGTGGCCATGGCCTCGAGGTATTCCTTGATGTCGAGCGGGGCGTCTTCACCGCCGTAGCCCTCGTCCAGCCACTCCTGCAGCTTCTCGGTAGCCGAGCTGCCGTCGGTGAAGGTGGCACCGGTGGAGTCGTAGGAGTAGTAGGACTCGGCGTCCTGGTCGGTGCTCTGGCGAACAACGTACAGGCGGCGGGTGTTGTGGATCACGCAGTCGAACTCGGTTCCAAGCTCAGCTTCCTCGCTACCCAGCAGGAACTTGCCTTCGTGCATCTTGACGCGGTCGAAGGACATGCCGGTGAGGTCGAGACCCTCGAAGCCGGCCGCGGCCTGCTCCTGAGAGAACTGTGCCATTGCGTTGGTGCGCTGCTCAGTGACCGACACGGCCTTCTGCTCAGCGGGTTCAGCGACGGCTACAGCCTGAGTTGCGGCGACACCCTGCTCGGTCATCGGCTCGCTGGTTTCAACAGCGGCAGTGGATACGGCTTCCGCCTCGGCTGGGGCTTCGGCTGCGGTGGCTTGTACACCGGCCTGGTTCAGTTTTTCTTCCTGGGCTTCAGTATTGACTTCGGTTTGTGCAACTTGGGGGCGCATGAGTGCCATGGTCAGGGTCCTTTTACAGTGTCGGTATGGGTTCCGATGTGCTGTATCTACATAAATACAGCAATACGGGTCTTGCTTTATACAGGCCGGTTCCCGGGCCGTCAACACAGCTGAGCAGGCTCAGCGGAGCAGCTCGTACAGCAGATCTTTCCGATCCCGCACGATCTGGTTGTTCTCCTGGTCATTTTTGAGGAGGTTCTTGAAGTTCCTGTCGAGTAGGGTTCCCACGACCCGCAGGAAGTAGACGTTGACGATGTTCTCCTGGCCCTTGCGATCGGTGCGGGCAATGGCCTGCTTGGCGTCCTTGGGCGAGGTCGGACACTCGTAGAAGATGCTGTGGGAGGCGCACTGCAGGTTCAGGCCGGCACCTCCAGCAATCCAGTTGATGACGAAGATCCGGCAGCTTGCATCTGTCTTGAACTTCTCCACCTGGCCGCGATCGGAGCCTCCGTACAGCACCGCAGGGTTCCAGTGCGCGTAGCGCTTCGCCAGGAAGTCGATCGTCCGCTTGTAATAGGCGAAGATGATGACCTTGTGGTTGCCAGGGTTGATGCTGTCCAGCAGCGTGTCGCAGGCCTTGGCCAGGTCGTTCTCCATGCTGAGGCTCTGATCGAACTCATCCGGACAGCTGATCAACTGCAGGGCCAGGTGCCGCAATGCGCTCTGGTTGTCAGGCATCAGGACCTTGTCTCCGAGGATGGCGAACCGGTCGTTGATGATCTTCTTGTAGAGCTTCTTGTGGGCGCCCGAAAGGTGGACCTTGAGCTGGGTGACCAGGGGGTCAGGCATGTTGATCACATCGCGCTTCTGGACGCGGCGGGCATTCTTGTACAGTGCCTGGTAGACCTTCTCGGTGTTCTGGTACCCGACGACCTTCTTGACCTTGACCTCCTTCTTGCCGTTTTTCACAGAGAAGGTCTGGATCTCGCAGTGTTGGCGCTCAAACGCGGCCTTGTTCCTGTACGCACCAGGGTTGATCAGACGGATGATTCCGTAGACGTCCTCGAGGTGCGTAGGGACCGGGGTACCCGTCATCAGGTAGACAGCCACCTCGTCGCCGAGCTGGGCGCTCATCTCGGCGACTGAGGTCGAAAGGATCGAGTCGGTCCCGCACAGCGCGTGGGCCTCGTCGAAGAAGAGCACGTTGTAACCTGACCTCTTGAGCTTGAACTGGAACAGGTTTCGCGCGCGGCCGCGCTTATTGATCTCCCGGCCGTCCTTGGTAAAGGGCTTGGCCGTTCGGTCGTATGGCTCTCCGGCGGCCTTGAAGTAGGGGCTGCCGTCCTGCCTGAACCAGAGGTTTTGGCCGATCGCTTTGGTGGGGGAGCGGTCGTTGAGCACCCGGTAGATGTCGTAGGACATGATCAGGATGTCAGGCCAGCCGGTGCGGTCCCACTCGTCGATCAGCTTCTTTTTCTGCGCCGCCGGCACGTCGAGGTGTGCGACTTTCAGGTGGTTGCCGATGCCCACGAAGAAGTCCTCCAGCTCCTCGTAGAACTGGACGATCAGCTTCGGCGGCATGGTGAAGACAGCCTTGTTTCCCAGGGCGGCCATCAGCACTGCGTGAATTTGCGCGGGGAAGGTCTTTCCGACGCCGGGGTCCCCGGCGTCCAGGAATCGCATGTTTCTCGCGTAGAGCTTCACCTGTTCCATTTGGTGCGGCATCGGCCAGAACGGCAGCTGCACCTTATCGAACCAGACGGGGTAGTTGGTCACCCCGCTGGCGAGCATCAGATCGCTAAGGCTTGATGCCATTGACCTTTCTCCGGGTCATGAGGTAGTCGTAGTCCCCGCGGCAGAATTCGTCGCAGAACCGCAGGCCGCCTGGCAGTGGCTCGTCGCAGTAGTAGCAGAAGCCCTTCGGCGGGAGCGGGGCAGGGGCGCTCATGAGGGCCCGTTCGATGTCGCGCTCGAGGTTCTCAACGGCAACGTCAGCGGCTTCGTCAACCGGGTCAGCGTTTCGCATTTTTCTTACTCCTGCCGGGCTCTCGCCCGGCTACTTCTTGACGGCTCAGACTTCCTCTGGCTCGGTCTCATCTTGGAAGTTGGTCAGAGGGGTGCCTTTGCCTCGTACGGCCGAAAGGCTGATGACGTGGACGTCGACGCCCTCTTTGTGGGGGTGTTGCTCTTTCCGGTCGAAATACACTTCGCCCTCGAGCAGGCTGGTCATCTGCCTGGTTTCCCTGATCACCGGGACGTCGCCCAGCGTCTTGGCGTAGCGGCAGTAGCGCGGCAGGCACGACGAGATCACCAGGAACAGGGAGTCGCCCTGGCGCCAATAGTGGTCGCCCGGGCGTAGGCCGGTTTGGCGGTCCTCTGGGTCTTCCGCCATCTGGTTCAGCGTTCCTAGCACACGGTCAACCTCGGAGATCGACTTCTCCTTCTCCATCTCTCCCGCGTTGTTGCTGAGGAACCCGGCCAGTGCGTCGAACAGGGCGTCGACGTGTTCCCGGCCGCGCACCTGGTAGTCGTCCATCGTCTTGGCTAGCAGGGCCAGCCCTGTGAGGGCTGTCTGGTATCCCCACTTCGGTCGCGGGCCGATGCTGTCTGGAACCAGGTGGGAGGTGCTCTCGAAGATCTCCAGCACCTGCTCTGGGGCCATATTTACAGCCTGGGTGACCAGCGCTTTGGCCATCCGGAACAGCGCGTGGCGCCGTTTGGCCGCCTCAGCATAGTGGGTGCGGTACTCCTCTTTGATCAACGCCTTCGAGGTGAGCTTGACCTCGACCGTACGACTGCGCAGGGACGGTACCGTAGCGGTCTGCTCGCTGGTGTAGACGATCGGAGAACTGACCCGGTCGGCGGATACCGCTACACCTTTGTCGTTCAGCTTTCCTCGCGGCACAGGCGCCCTGTTCCAGGCCGCCTTCAGGATGCCGAGGATCTTTCCGTAGGTGCTCGCACCGATGTTGGCCGGGTTGACTTCCTCAACCAGGCGCGGGACGGTGCTGCTGCTCGACACGTAGCGGACCAGCGGGTAGATCGTCGAGACCTCGACGTTCATGAAGTCGGCCTTGCCGTAGTCCATGCCGTTCAGGAAGCTCGCCAGGATCGCCAGCGAGGTCTTCCCGGCGCTGGCGTTCCCGCTGATGTTCAGCAAAGGAAACTGCACCTCGTTGAACTGGATGTGCTCACGGAAGTGGCAGGCGACGTGCCAGCCGATGATGGCCCCGACGCTGTGAGGCTCGTTCACCTTGGTGAGGTAGTAGATGGCCTCTTCCAGCTCGGTGTCGTCCTCGTAGGGGTAGTCCTCGGACAACAGTTTGGGGGACTGTTTGGGGTCACCACTGTAGAAATACCGGCTGACCCTCCCGGACGAGGTGCATGATCCTGCGTCCTCGACATAGTGGGCAGCTGTCTTGTCACGCCGGCGATCCAACAGCACCCCACAGAGGTGGGTGCGAACCATCTTCTCGATTTCCTTGCCTTGCTGGTCTGCTTTGCGGCGCCCAAGCTCCTGGATTGCCCGGAGCAGGTTCTGGATGTCCGCATCAGATGCTTGAACCGTTGCGTTGTTGCGCCCCTTCACCGCGTGGATCAGCGAGCGCTTCGACGACCATGCGTCTTCCGGCATCTCCAAGTCTTCGCTCGGCTGACCAAGGTCGTCGATCAGCGTGCCGATGTAGGCCCGGCGAGGTGACTCCTTGAACTGCACCTGCTCGGACGAGACGTCCTCCAGGTCGTAGACCTCGGTGTGCGGCCAGAACGTGAAGGTGGTCAGCTTGCGGCCGGCACCCTCGTTTTCGAGGAAATAACCGATGGCCGTCGCCCGAATCCCCGTGCGAGGGTCGAAGTCGTCTTCGTCGTCCTTGCCTTGCTCAGCCTGCTCAGCGGATATGTCGCCACGGCAGATCACACAGTGCCCGCACGGCTTGCCGATCGTGGCAATCAAAGGGCCCTGCAGGAATTTCAGCCGGCCGGTGAAGGCGCGGTTGAGCATGTGCTCGACGTGCTTTCGGCGCTCCTTTACCGAGGGCCTCGAGCTGCTGTCGACGTTCTTCACGAAGGGTTCAACGATGTCCTCGTTGTACTCGTCAGCCTCGTCTCTCTCGTACCGGGCAGCCACGTAGGCCGCAACCTGCATGGCCGCCTGGTTCCAGTTCGACTCAGGGGCGTCACCCTCGGTGATCAGCTTTTCGATGCAGCCTGGGACGGCCGTTAGGGCGCGGAGCTTCTCCTTTGGCACCACCGTGGCTGACTTCATCGCCCGCACACGCTTCTGGGCCCTGAGCTTCGCCGCTTTGAAAAGCGCCTCTGCTTTCGGAAAGATCACCGAGTCAGCTGGCTCGTTAAGCGCCATCGACGGCCGCGGCTGGGCGACCAGCGTGGCGTACTGCTCGCTGTCCATGCCCATCAACTCGTCGAAGGTCACTCCGACCTTGAAGGTGCCAGTAGGCCTCTGGATATTCTCGCAACGCCACATGCGGCCCCGGCCGCCGGAGTAGACCACCATGTCCAGGTGCTCTACCTTCAAGGTCTCGGCGATCTCCCGGTAGACCAGCGGAAGCGCCTTCATCGGCGCCTTCAGGCCGAAGACCTTCGCCGGCACCGTTACGTGCACACCCTTCTTGCCGGATAGCCAGCAGTGGATGAACGATTTGTCGATGTCCAGCTTCTTGGTCAGCTGGGTCAGCACGCTCCGCACCGACTCAAGCACTGCGTCAAGGTCAGGTCCGTCGAAGTCGAAGTACATGGGGCCCATGTACTTGACGTGCTCGAGCGGATCCTCGCCGTTCTCGGCGAAGTTCTCCGGGTCCTGGTCGACGGACAGGACTGTCATGAAGGCCGGCGGCTGCTCCAGTCCTGAGAGCTGCCGCTCATCGTAGAGGCGCCACGGTTCCTTCGCGTTCGGTTTGAACTGCAGGAAATGGTACATGGCACCCTCACGCCATCAGGGTTTCGGTCTTTCTGGTGATGAAGCAGTTGCCCTTGCGCTGGTAGACCTCGACATCTTCGTCTCCGAGGCCGCGACGCACGAGTGCTTGGCGGAAAAGGGTGATGTTGTAGACCTGGTCGAGCTTCAGCGTTTTTCCCACTTCCAGGGCGTTGTAATGCTCAGCGAGGGCCGCGTAGTCGATCCTCTTTACCGGGGCGGGCGCGTCTGTTTCGGCTACTTGTTGAATCTGCATGGGGCCTCTCCCGTAATTTTCTTGGTCCTGCGGTCAAGCGACGTACTTGCCTTTGTTGATAAGGAGCTCCTCGCTCGGCCGGCTGAACGCCACATAGGCGAGTCGCTGCCGCTCGGCGCGGATGTTGTTCTTGAGGATGTTGTTCAGGTCGACGAACACCTTCCGGTAGGTGCTGCCCTGCGATCGGTGGACCGTGATGCAGTAGCAGTAGCGGATGGTGGCGAACATCTCTTTGAAGTTGTGGTACTTGGCCCAGAACATCCTGGCTTCTTGCGGGTGCTTCTTCGCCATGGTGGCCAGGTGGTTGAGGCGGTCCCAGTAGCGGTCGGTCTCGCTCTCGTGCAGGACGTGGGCAAAGACCTGCTTGACTTCGGCATGGAGCGGGTTCAACACCAGCATCCAGGTGCGATAGGACTGGCCGGTCTCGTCATCATCCAGCGTCGACTCCCTCACGCTGTGGGTGACGCACTCTTCATCCGTGCTGAGCTGGATCACCTCGCCGTCCCCGATCGGCGCGCCGGTGACGACACGCTCCCCTTCCACGAAGCGCGGTGCGGCGCGGCCGTAGAGCTTCTGGCGAATGGCCGAGTTGATCTCGTCTACCCTGGCGTTCGACCAGGCAAGGACCCGCTGCTCATCGAGGTCGGTGTCCTCTGTGAAGGCCGAGACAACGACCTTCATGAAGTCGGCAGACTTGACCACCTCAACCCCGTTGCCTTGGATCTGGGGTGAGACGAACGGCTTGTTGCTGCTCATCGCCGTGCGCAGAAGGCCGCTCAAGGTGAGGATGTTGCTGTCAGCTGCCTGGCGTTCAACCTGGGTCAGGCGAACAGTGTCGAACACCTTGAAGGCCATCGACTCCTTCTCCTTCACCGGCGGCAGCTGCATGTCGTCGCCCATCAGCAGCAGCTTGCAGCTGTGCTCGTCAGCGTCCGGCAGCAGGTAGTCGTACAGCACTCGCTTGCTCAGCATCGACGCCTCATCAACCACCACGACGTCGAAGATCGGGAACACGCCGCGGCCCAGCCGGTGGGCGTACTTGTTCTCCTCGGACGGGAGCAGGGCAAGCCCGAGCGCACTGTGCAGCGTCTGGAACGCGACATTGTTCAGGTTGAGGCCGTACCGCTTTGCTGACTTCTCAAGTTGCTTTACCGCCTTGTTGGTAGGCGCGGTGAATAGCACCTTCAGGCCGGCTTGGAGCAGCTGGTCGGCAATGGCCATAACGCAGGTTGTCTTTCCTGTTCCGCCTTCGCCGACGATGGTGAGGCCGGCCAGGTCTTGCTCAAGAAACCCGGAGACCGCCCTCGAGATGGCGGCTTTCTGGTCTGAATTGAAGATCATGTGAATATCCTTATGTAATGCTGTATACCTGTAAATACAGGTTATTGTGCAGTACGTTTTCTTCTTATAAGGTTTGGCGCAAGAGGCGATGCTACCGGCAGCGGTCTTCGACCGTCAACGGCTCATTTTACGACGCGGAGGGAGGGGCGCTTTGGTATGCGCTTGACGCTGGTCTTGCGGGCCTCTACCGCCACGCACAGCGGGGCGACGGGCTGTGAGCCGGCACGCACGGCTTCCATCATCACCTCGGCGAGGGACAGGTTGTACCGGGCGGCGGTGTTGATCATGACGGATAGGTGGACATGGCCGATACGCTCCAGGGTAGCTTCGGTGACTACCGATCGGGCGACCTGGAGATGCCTGTAGATGTTGTCACGCAGGGCGTGCTCATCCACGTCCAGCTTGCATTGGCGGCTGAACTGCAGGGTGTATTGGACGACCTTCTCGTCGATGTCAGCCATATAGTTGGACGACGTTGCTCTGCTCTGCTGCTCTGGTGAGCTGTGTTTTCGGGAATACGGTGATGGCACTCACCAGCCGGCAGCGCCGGTCAGATGGCCCCTCTCCGCGAATGACCGCACCGGCCCAGTCGGAGTAGAGGGTGTAAAGCACCCCGTCTGAGGTTGCGTCTACTACTTCCTCGCAGACGACTCCGGTCAGCTCCTGGATGAACATTCCGATAGCGTAGTCCCTGCTTTCCGCAGTGCCGGTGCTAGCGTGTTCGACAGAGAGCCGGCGCAGCCTCGCCAGGCTTTTATTCATGGAATCTCCTCATTCTGGCATTTTGGTGTACTTCGGGATGATGTAGTCGGTCAGGCCTTCGAGCATCAGGTCTTTGGCGGACTTGCGGCTGAACGCTGCGATCTGCTTTAGCTTGGCATGCAGCTCTTCTGGCATGTCCATCGTGAATTTTTTCTCCTGGCGGGCCAGGAGGTAGGAAGCCTGCAGGGAGGTTCCCAGTGGGTGGGCTTTAGACATGTACAAAATCCTTTATGTCAATTTAGGTGTATTTGAATCCTATTTGGCCCCCGTATACCTGTCAATACAGATTCGCGTATATAAAGGCTTCAATACACCGATTTTGGCATCATGCCCATATTCTAGCCACTTCTCGTACGAACTCACCTCGTCTATCCCTGGCCAAAGTGACATTCGCCTCTGCTGGGACGGCTACTATTTTCGCGCAGCCCTCGCAGGCCGGCTCATCCGGGGCCTCCGACACCGCCTTGACCAGTGCGTGATTCGACCTGCTCTCCAGGGTGTCGCCCGGGGCGCTGCCTGCCGCGGCGATGATCTGCGGCTTCAGTTTCAGCTGGTCACAGTTTCTCCCAATCACGACGAACCGCAGGCCGTTTGGCTCGTCCTCGGTGCCGGCCAGCCTTATCATCTCGATGTCATGCCTTTCCGGCGAGATGAGAAACGACCGATCGAGGCTGCCCTTTGAGCAGGCGAGGTAGTAGGGCAGGATCCGATTGGTGGCCAGGGATGCGGTGAGCTCGCTGTCGTATACAGCATCGAGGAGGGGGCGCGGGAGATTCAAGCCGGCTGGGCCTTTCCGGTAGAGCTGCTCCACCCGCGCAAGGAAGTCCAGATAGTTGACCCTGTCCGCCTCTGTCCAGCGCATCCGCACCTCAGACTTGTGCCGGTGGAGCGCGATGAACGTCCCTGGCTTGGGGAGGGAGAGGGCGGTGAGGTACAGCAGCATGACGACTCCTTGCAGGCTTCATTGCGCGCCACTAGAATCGAAGGCGTGAATTCCTTCTTACGCCGGCCTAGCGCAGGCGTTTCTTTTTCTGGCGCACAAGCCTGCAAGTAAGCGACAGGCTGCGTCAAGCTGGGTCAGTGCTTCACCACTTCCTCTGCCGTGTTGATCAGTTCAATCACCAGCGGCTTGGCCTTGTAGATCTTCTTGTTCAGCTGTCGCTCGAAAACCACCGCCCCGCCCTGGTTCAGGATGCAGAGGTGGCGGGAAGCATTTGCCTGCGAGATCTGAAGTCGGTTCGCCACATCGTTCACGCAGAGGCCTTGCTCGGCGTGCAGCAGTTGGACGATGTCCAGGCGGGTAGGATGGGACAGGCTGTTGAGTAGTTCGGCAGACGACATTCTTTTTCCTTGGAAGTTCTGTGTTGGCTGGGCAATACAGTAATACAGGTCCGTAAATATGTAAATACAGGTCTACCACCCTATTCGTTTTCCGTTGAGTAGGTTTCCCCTGGTTCCTGTATATTAGAGAGCTGCCCGCTGGATCGCTCCAAACGGGGCACTTTTGAAAATGCGTACATAGCAGCGTACATAGTTCAGGTTTGAGTGGATGTCTGACATCAAAAAGTCCAGCAATCTCGGGCACATACGGAATTTCTCCATCATCGCGCACATCGATAACTGACCCCTCCGACACCCCGCGACAACCTCAGTCAATAACTCTCCTCAAACATAGATGAATACTGGCTTTCAGCGATATTGGCCAGGTCATGAGCGGACAACCCAGGACAACCCTAGCCACAGATTTCATGTACACAGCTGTGTACATGGTTCGCGTCTGTGGCACGATTGACCTTCGGGGCATGTACACACCCCAGAAGGAGGCAATTCACATGGCTTTGTCAGATTCCTGGCTGAAGGCCCATCACAAGAAGCCGCATGAGGCGGCCATGGAGAAGGCGGACGGAGAGGGCCTTGGTGTGCGGGTTTCAGCCACCGGCAAGATCGTCTTCCAGATGCGTTACCGGTTTGGTGGCAAGCCGGCGCGGCTCGACTTGGGTACATATCCTCTGCTCTCGCTGAGGGAGGCGCGTACAGAACACCAGCGACTGCGTACAGAACTGGAGAAGGGCCGCGACCCCCGGCATGTACGCACAGCTGAACGGGACGAGTTCGCCCAGGTCTGGACCAACGAGCAGCTGTACCGGGAGTGGCACACGAACTACTGCCTCGAGAACAAGCAGCAGGCCGAAGACTACCTTCGCAGCTTCGAGATCCACGTCTTCCCGAAGCTGGGCAAGCTGCCGGCTGACCAGACGACCGCCCACCAATGGCTGACCCTTATCGAAACCGTCGCAGACAACACGCCGTCGATCGCCGAGAGGATCCTCCAAACGGCCAAGCAGCTGCACAAGTGGGCGCACCGGCGCGGCCTGATGAAGACGAAGCCGTTGATTGACGTGTCCGTCGCGGAGGATCTGATGATCCAGAAGGAGCCTGCGGGCAGGGCACTCAGCGAAGAGGAAATCAGGCAGTTCTGGTACGGCGTGGAGGCTTCTCGCATGACGCCTGGCACCAAGATATTCCTCAAGCTGCTGCTGGTCTTCGGCTGCAGGGGCGTTGAGCTCAGGTCTCTCGATCCGGTGGCGGACCTCGACCTTGAAGCGGGCATCTGGACCGTTCCACCTGATAAGAATAAGGTCAGAAAGCGCGTACGGCGCAGCATCTGCCGGCCGATCATCGCTGAAGTCAGGCCTTTGATCGATGAAGCCAGGCGCCACTCTCGCAGCCCTCACCTGCTATTCACGCAGGAAAAGGCAGCCAAGCCGCTCGAGGTGAACGCTACGCTGAGCATGCCGGCTTCGGTGATGCGGAACGTCAAACGCCTCTACGGCGTCGAGATGGAGCACTGGTCGCTGTACGATCTGCGCAAGACAGCCAGGACCAACTTCTCGACGCTGACCGATGTGCATGTGGCTGAAGTGATGCTCGGGCACGCCCTGCAGGGGATGCAAGGCGTGTACGACCGCCACCTCTATATAGAGGAACAGGCTGCCGCCTATAAAAAGTGGTGGGACCGGATCATGTCGATCGTTGCGACCCCTCCTTGCCAGGCAAAGTGAGGGCTACTTGACCTCAGCTGCTACCGCCAGCAGGTCTACGTCGTCCCTGATGACGAGGCCCTGGCGGTCCAGGCCAACGCTATCGTCGAAGTAGATGCGGTTGTCGGCTCGCAGATGCTCGTAGATCTGCTCGGCGTGCTCTCGGTCAGTTTTGGTGTAGTCGATGATCTGATTGATGATCCCGTTGCGGTCGCTGCTCACGGTGTCTCTCCTTGGCTTCTGCCGGCGTTTGCTTTTTACCATGGATTAATGAAGAAAGGGGCTTAGGCCCCTTTCCGCATTTCCCGCTCTTCCCAGGCTTCCACCTCTTCCATCAGGTAGAGGTTCTCGGACCCGTTGTTGGCGATTGCCGGCTTCGGGAAGCCGCGGGTAACCGGCCAGCGGGAGATCGTCCTTGAGCTCTTATCGTAGCGTTGGCACAGCTCCGAGGTGGAAATGAACTTCTTGGCGACCTCGCTCATCAGGTCTGCTCCTCCATCATGATCTCTAATCGGCGCACGTCGTGTGCAATCTTCCTGGCCAGCAAGGCTGGGGAGCCGCACCCGAGGGCGTTGGGTAGTTCGAACGTCAGGCTTGCCTCAACGTGCCGGTCCTCGGCGACTCTCGGCGTTTGCTCAAGCATCTCGAGGACCATCTTCACCGCTTCGCTCACCGTGGGCTCCATGTCTTTGCTTGTCCTAGCTTGGTAATCCTAATGGTTTTGCGTATTTGTGTAAATACAGGAATACGGCTAGGCGGACATGAGCTCGTTTTCGAGCTTCCAGATGAGCACGTTGCGGTCTCGCCAGCTCCGCAAGTCTTGGATCTCCTCCCCGGATGCGGCGGCTTTTTTCAGCAGTAGCCTGGATAGGCTGCGGTCGAGGCCTGTCTCAGCTGCCACCTCCCTCCAGGTGATCGGCTGTCCGTCTCGGAAGTAGATGGGCCCTTGTGGTGTGCGTTTGGCTGTGATTTGCATATTCATTTCCTTCAATATTCAATTTTTCTTCTACTGTGCGCTCTATCGGCGCTTCATGCCTTCGAGCGAGCAGAGGTCCACCGCTCGCTGATAGCTGTGTAGGTCAGACCCGACGCCGTGGATGACATCTTTGTCTGGGCAGTTGTGCGGAGGGGCTGGCTCGGGAAGCGGCCCAGCTACCACCGGCGCCATCAGCTGGAGGCAGGTGCCGGTGGTGTAGGCGGCCATTACCCAGCCGGCCAGGAACCTCGCTGGAACGCCCATGGCTACGCCGGCACGCCTTCGGCCAGCATGCGGCGAACGTTCTTAGCCAGCTCAACCGGCACCACGGGCTGTGCCTTCTTCGCCTTCTGCGGAAGCATCGCCGCTGCTTCCGGGAACAGGTCTGCGAGCTTCTTTTCAGTGCGACAGGCGGCGAGCAGGTCGCTGACCTTTTCGTGGTAGTCCATGGCCTGAGTCAGGATCGACATGAACTCGGCGGACAGCTCGTCGACCTGCTTGACCAGAGGGGCGAGGGCGCGGATTCGGGCCTGCTCGAGCTGGTCGACTTTTTTGATGTTCTCGGGTTCGAGGCCCCGGAGATCGATATGGTGGTCGGTTGCGAACGCTGGTAACACGCGGTCGAACCGTGGGGTGAACTTGCGGATGTAGAGTTGGCTGTTCCAGCTGGCGACTCTGACTTCCAGCGCTGAGAGCACCGGGTCCCACTTACCGCTCATCGCCCTGAGAAGCTGGTTGAAGACCTTCTCGTCGACTTTGTAGGTACTGCTGTGCTCGCCAAGCTGGGCCGAGTTGGTGCGGAGGCGGCCTTTGTCGTCTCGTTCGACCGGGTAGACCGTGGTTTCAACGCTCTTCCTTCCAGTCATGATGTGCAGCTGAATCATCCGGTCCCAGCTGCTCTCGGGCACTTCCGGGATCAGCGACGCCAGGTGGCGGGCATGCACTTCAGTGAACTTCGTGTTCAGGGTTTTGACTTTCTTGGCCATGGCCGGCGCGTGCTTCTCGATCGCCTTGGCGGTGAGCTTAGCGGCCAGGTCTTTGCGGACTTCTTTCGTCAGGGTCATATAGTGAATTCCAATTTCTAATTTAATAAGGAAATACAGTAATACAGGTCTGGGGTTATGACCAGACCTCCCAGGTGCTGAATGAGCCGTCCTCGTGCTTGTGCACGAAGCACTCATTACCTTCCTTCCAGCAAGCCCTTTTTATCGACAGGGCCAGGTCGAAGTCGGCCGCGCGCCGGTAGACGACCTTCCGCGTCTCCCGCTGCAGCTCGTCGCCGACCAGCTTGTAGCCGAGGCTTTCGGCGCGGCGTCTGGCCACCTTCTTGAAGGCTGGCCATTCTGCCGGGTCCAAGAGGTCTCTGCCTTCGACGTCGACGACCCTGTACCGGTTGGAGAGCCACCACGCACCTGGGAAGATAGATGACTGGTGGTGGGCTAGTTGGTGGACGATCTTGGCGTATTTTTCTGGCATGACCTGTTCTCCTGGAGCAGGCGGATCAGCTCTTCTTCCAACGCATAGATCCGGTCATCGAGTCGATGGAACTCCTCTGCGCTGAGCCCGGCCGGGTCCCACTCCTTGTAGAGCTCATCGATCTCCTCCCTCAGCTCTTCGATCCGGCTGCGCATGCGGCCTCCACCTTGCCAGAGGCCTCACTGTAGTCACGGAAGTCAAGGACGTTGAATAGGTGGGCCAGCTGGTGGACGATCAGCCGGCAGGCGGGGTCTTCGAGTATCGCGTTGGTGTCGCCGCCGGCATCGCGGATTTCGTAGATCGCTTGCTGCAGGCCTCGGGAGAGTGGAATTGGATTGCAGGCGCCGGCCTGGGCAATCTTGGCGGTTTCGAATCGGTTCATGCTTCACCTCGGGCAAGCTGCCAGTCGCTGATCTTTTCGTTGAGAAGGGGGCGGAAGGGGCCTTGAACGTCCATCGTGCCGTCGCGGTTCACCTTGAGGATGATGCCGGTGATGGTGTGGTTGTCGGCCCGGCGGACGTAGTCACCGCGGCGTGGGGTGGTCAGCATGACTTCACCTGGTTGTGGTAGTGGTCGACGATGTCGCTGAACAGCTCGGCATCCTTGATCCAGTGCGCCACATGGCCGTCGCCCATGCTCTTGAGCAGGCTGTGCTCGCCGTGCGTAGCTTCGAAGTCCATCACGTCATCCGGGTCATCGCTCTTGTAGAGCACAACCGCTGGCCGATCAGCGTATGTCCCGTGCAGCGCACCGCCGGAGATGTCGGCGACGATCCGCACCGGGGCGAGGAGGGCGTTCAGGCCGGCACACATCCGCTCGATGCGCTCCACAAAATCGCCCTCACAGAGGGAGAAACTGTGGACCTGACCGTCCTGCTCGTAGGTGGCCTGCAGAATTGCACCGAAGCCGCAGAAGTCTCCGCTGACCGGCGATTCGTCCCCTTCCTCACTGTCCACACCGCGGAAGGCCATGTGCGCTGATCCAGGCGCCCAACGGAGTTCTATGGCCTCTGGCAGTTCACAATCGGCTTCTACCTCGGCCAGTTTGGCGATTTCGAGTGCGGTAGGGTCTTGGTCGTCGGCTATCTCGTAGTGGAATTCACCCTCGTCGAAGAAGCGAACTCGGATCGAGGGGATTACCTTGAATCCTGTGAATTTCATCACCAGCTGCTCCAGAAAAAGTGGCCGTTGTGCTCGCTGATGTCGCAGTCGTCCGCCCAGACCCGCTCCCAGTCGATGTAGTGGAAATAGGGGCTGTCTTCCTTGATCTGGCCGGTTTCTATGGCGAACTCCTGCTCCATCTCGGCACCACTGCCGTACTTGCCGCGGTAAGCATCGCGGATGGTGCTGATCGGCGTGTCGTTGGTACCGAAACAGTGTTCGAACGCCTCCAGGATCTCCTGGCCGTCGTCGCCGAACTCTTCCTCAGCTTCCTCGATCCGCTTGCGGATCTCGTAGAGGCGGCTGAACGAGGTGTACTCGCCAACGCTGCCCTCGGGGAAGCCTTCGTGGTCGTGGATGGCCCACTCTTCGGCGGACGGGACTTCACCGGTGCCGTGGCAGGTCTTGCAGATGCTGTCGGACTCGTTCGGGTTGATACCGTCCCCGCCGCAGGCGGTGCACTCGACCATCACGTTCGGATAGGGGCTGGTGACCATCACCTGCTCCTTCACAGCCTTCTCCAGGTCCTCCGCGTCGACGTAGTCATCGAGGTCGAACCACTCGCCGTGCAGCCGGCCGTTGTTGTAGCTGGCAAGGCATGCAACGTAGATGCGCATGGTATCCATACTTTTCTCCTTAATCCTGTAAATACAGGTCAATCGACGAGTTCAGGGGCGTGTTCTTTGATGGCCTCGCCGTCCTTGAGCAGGGTGACAGGCTCGCCGGCCACTCGGCCGTAGCCGGCCTTGCTGAGCCTGACGTACTCGTTGAACTCCATCCGAGCTGTTGTCTCGAGGGGGCCGCGGTAGACGGTGCCGATGTTGCCGACGATGAGTTCGTAGGTGGGCGGCAGCGCTGACATGTTGGTTGGCATGGGTCAGTCCTTATGCCGTGCGATGAAGTTCTCCAGCGCGCTTGCCATGTCCTCGGGGCATTGGTGCGGCGCCGCTGGAAGCAGGATCTCATCGAAGTCATCACCAATCTCGCCGAGCTCCTCGGTCTTGCTGGTGGCATCGATCGCCGCGTCCAGCGCCTCCAGGAGGTTGGTGGCGATGCGGATTAGGTCCTGTTTGGTCATGCGTCAGCCCTCCGGCGATTGAAATAGGCCAGCACCGCGCGCAGTTCGCCGTAGGCGGTGAGGCCCGTTGTGAGGTCGAAGTCGATGACGCCTTCTTCGCCATCAGTGAGGTGGTTCAGCTCTCCGCAGAACTCGGCGTCTGCCTCGTCGCACATGATCTGCAGGTCTTCCTTGGCATCGTCACCGTCGAAGGTTTTCACCCAGATGACGCGGTCCTCGGTGATGGAGCTTCCGCCGTCGAAGCCGGCGGCTGTGATCTCGTAGACGGTCATTGGTCAGTCCTCCGGCTGATAGCCGACCAGCTTGTATTGGTCTTGCCATGACTCGCCGCAGCCGTTGCAGGAGATGCCCTGCCAGGCCGCTCCGGCGTCGACCGTCACCGAGCCTCCGTCGAGGTCCGGGCTGCCGCAGTACGGGCAACGGACTCCGCTGTGCTGGACGTATTCCTCATTGGTCATTGGCATGGTCAGTTCCCCGCCTCGGCCGCGACCTGTCGGCCATGAATCTGCAGCCGCAGGTAGCCTTCCGTCTCATGGCCTTCATCCACGAATGGCCACGCCGGCCAGAGTGCCTTCAGCGCGGCGTCCACGTCATCGTCAAACCCACGGCTGCAGCTGTGGTCGGCGATCAGCTCGCTAGGGCTGTTGCCCCATACGATGAGCATCACGGCGGTCTTGTCGCCGTCCTTGAGCAGGCGAAGGGTGCACATCCACACGGCGGAGCATTCTTCGACGGCCTGGTCGATCGGCTTGTCGCCGATGAAGGCCCAGCCGTCGCCGTCGTCCAGCTCATAGTGTTCCCAGCCCATGCTGCGCAGGCTGCCCAGGATCAGGCCGAGGGCCAGTTTTTCTGCTTGAAGTGACATCGTGTTACCCCTGTAAATACAGTTCTAAGCCGCCGACCGAACCGGCGGGAAAACGATCGACGGCTCCGTCTGGCTGCAGTCAGCGAACCACTTCTTCTCGAGCAGCAGGTCGGTGGCGATCTCGCAGGCTTCGTCAGGCTCGACCACGCAGCCTGGCAGGCAGCTGATCACCGCCACGAAGAGCATCTCGAAGCCGGCCTGGTAGCCGACCAGGGTGTAGTCGCGGTCAACCAAGTCGATGAGGCAGCGTTCCGCCAGCGCGTCGTCGACGACGAAGGAGATGTCGCAGAGTTCGGGGCGGTTCATGGCGTCACCTCGAACGATGCTGACGCAGCGCAGTAGTTGCAGTCGGTGCACGTCATCGATGAGCAGTCGTCCCACTCATGATCACCGTCTGCGTCCGTTTCGAAGGCACTGTCGGGATGCTGGGTAAGCGTGGCGGCCACCAGGACCATCACCACCAGGTCGCTGCTACCGCATTCAGGGCATTTCCAACTCATGCAGCTCGCTCCTGCAGGTAGTCGTTGGTTGGGTCGGTGCAAGTCATCGTCAGCTCCTCACCCAGTACATAGCGAACGTGTCACCGCTCTCGTCCTGGACGACTATCGCGCGGTAGTCGATCTTCACTGAGTCAGCTGCCTTGGCCCAGTCGACGAAGCTGTCCAGCCAGCTGTCGCGGCCAATATCGCCGCTGTCGTAGCAGAGCTCTCTGACGTAGTCCTGAAACGCCTCGTCGCTGATCAGCGTACTGCCTGCGCAGGTGCCGATGTCGTCCAGTGCCTCGCGGATCGCTTCACGTTCAGCGTCTTCCGCGCTGCCGCCTGGCTCCTCGGCCAGCTCAGCCAACCTGGCGCGGAGATCGGACACGTCCAGGTACTTCTCGGTGAACTCAATGCTCATGCTTGCGGCCCTTCCTTGCTTCCAAGTAGTCGTGGATTGTGAACAGGCGTTCGATTCCCGGCGTGGCGTTGCCGATCCAGGTCTCCAGGTCACCGTTGCAGTGCAGCGACTCCATCAGCTCCAGCTCGGCGAACTGGTCGAAGCCATCGCTGCGCAGCAGCTCGGACTCCTGCTCGACATAGGCCTCGATCAGCGTGCCGACCTCGTTGTGGTCCCAGGTCTCGATCTCGTCCCATTCATCGAGGTCGTTCGAGTAGCTGCTGATGAAGCCGTCGCACGAAGTGAACCGCTCGCGGATCTTGTCGCGGAATGCCTTCTCGTCGGTTGCTGCGCGGATGCGCTTCACCTCGTCCAGCTCGATCTCGCAGAAGATGCGATCGGTGGTGAAGTTGTACTCCTTCGGCGACTGCAGCGACTCGAACTTCATGGCGATCTTGAACTGAGCGGCCAGTGCATTGGCGTAGTTCAAGGCGTAGGTCGTGTGCACCAGATGCCACTGGCAGGCGTCGAAGGCCCTGTCGCGGAGCTTGTGGTTTATCGAACAGCCGGTGGCGTGGTCGCTGAACATCTGGTCCAGCGCGTCGTCGAGGCTGCTGTCGTGGAGGCTGTGGTAGAAGCCGGAGAAGGGGATGGTGGTTAGCATGCGACCTCCGGCCCGAACGTGTAGACAAGAAAGTCCAGGTTGTAGAAACGGACGCCTGTGCGCCGCTCGTTGAGCACGGCTCGGCAGTCGTCGATGTGGCCGAGCTTTGTGGGGGTGAGCCCATTAAAAATGCCTTTGAGTTCGCCTGTTTTGGTCACAGTTACCCGGTCGAACGCGTACCGATTCTTGTAGGCTCGGCGGGCCAGGGTTCTGATGCTTTGCATGACAGTCTCCTCAGCGAAACGGCTTGAACGTGGGGACGTTGCGAGCGAGCTTGTAACCGTGCTGGTACGCCTCGTAAGCCTTCACACGGTTCTCGTCGGTCTCGAGGGCCTTGGCCCTGCGGAACCAGTCAGCGTGGAATTTGGCGCGGGCTTCGTCACCTTCGTTACGGGCTTCCGCAGCCATGCGGCCGGCTTCCACGTAGGTGCTAAGTGGGTTGATCATGCTCAATACTCCTCGGCCAGCAGGATGGTCAGCAGTCGGCCGGTCTTGGCCGGGTCGCTGGGGTCTTCAGAGCCAAACTGGTACAGCGGGTCGTAGTAGTCGATCTTCCAGAAGACCCGCTCGCCGGCGACATCCAGGGCACCGAAGTCGTGTTCGCCGTAAGGGTCATCACCTTCGGTGAAATCGTCGAAGGCGCGCACCGCGGCGACGATTTCTTCCTTGGCCGGGTGGTTGGCCACGCCTTTGGTGAGTACCGTACGGCCACCAAGGCCAGTGGTGCGGAGCATGTCGTTGAGCTGGGCAATTGTCGGGGTTTCCATTACTTCACTTCCTTCAGTTGATATCCTTCAAACGCCTGCCGCTGCCATTCACGAATGGCTTGCTCGGTGGCGTCCTTCTTTTGCTGGTGAGTTTTCCCGGGCAGCCAGTGCCCGTTCCGGCGATACAAGATCTGCCAGGCCATAGACGCTTACTCCTGTAATTACAGGGGTCAGGCCGCGACTTGATCCTCGCGGCGCTGCCAGACGCCGACGTAGTCGATGCCCTTGGCGCGGTAGGGCCAGTCCTCCAGCTCCGCCTCGGTCATGCGGGTGTCGACCCAGACCTGGGTGTAGCCGGGGTCCTCGTGGTAGGAGCCAGCCTTGATGATGTTGAAAGTCGTCTTCAACTGAGCAAGTCGGCGCACCAGAGCGCTTGCGGAGTGGGTCTCAACGTCGATACCGAGGCGGTGGATCGTGGCTTTGGCGGGGATACGGATGGCCATTACAGGTCGGCCTCCCGCCACAGCTTCTCGTAGCCTTGCTCTGTTTTTGGTGACTCTCGGTACCGGCGGACCCTTTCCCGCAGTGCGAAGAACACCTCAGTGCGGCCTTCGTCATCTTCGCTCATGTTCTCGATGAAGTGCCAAAGCGCGAAGGGCAGAGGCTGCATGCCGAGGTAGTCGATGTATTGCTCAGTGGTCATGCGTTCGGTAGCCATCAGTCGTCCTCCAAGTGCTCGTCTTGCAGTTCCTTCACTCGGGCCAGCAGCGCTCGTTCAGCGTTCTGCATCTGGATCAGTGCCGCGTGGACCGCCGGGTCGTCGGCGATGTCAGGGGTGAAGTGCTCGAGGGTGTATTCCAGGCCCTTCTTCTCGACCCAGTAGTTGAACATGCTGAGTTGGTTTTGCAGTGGTTTGGACATCAGAGCGCCCTCAGCGTGGCCACGAATCGGCTGCTGATTTCAGATGTCCGCCAGCCGTCCTCGGTCCAGACTTCTCCGGTACCGTCTGCGTATTCCGGCCGTTGGATCGACCAGTAGTTGCCTTCAGCATCGATGTGGGTGGCGCCGGCCGGCACTGTCGGCACGTCTTTTATCTCGTAGCCCTCCGCTGCCATAACGCCGGCGATCGCGTTGCAGGTGTCGCTGTCCCACTCCTGGCCGGAGAGTGTCTGTTGGATCTGGTCGAGCGTCTTCGCGGCACGGATGAAAGCGTCGTCCGGCGCTCGCTCGCCTCGTTCATAGGCGTAGATCAGTTCGGATGGGGTCTTCACTCTTCGCACTCCTCAATATGGGTCGTCGTGCAGCCAGGATTCGCAGCCAGGCACTGCTCCTCGGCGTCTTCCTCGCTGATCGCCTGGCAGTAGAACTCGTGCATCTCGTTCATCTCCTCGTCGCAGGCGGCATAGAAGACCACCGTGAAGTCGCGCGGTAGGTCTTCCGACTCATACGGCTCGATCTCGGCGCCGCAGACCGGGCATTCGTCGTTGCACTGGCAGGACCAGGTGTCCTGCCAATTGGTGTCGCAGTGGCGGTAGTAGTTGGTGAAGCGCATGGGTTCAGTCACTGGATGCCTCCAGGCCAACAAGGGCGTCGCGGATGCCGTAGAAGTGCATATCCATCTTCTTGAGCAGTTGCCTCACCTTGTCGCACCGGTCCCGGTACTTGATCACCTGGCCTGCGAGGTAGGCGTTTTCCTCCTCGTAGTGCTTCAGTTGTTGCAGCAGTGCGGCGACACTGTTCGTTTCGTCCTCGCCGTGGTAGTGATCGCTCATCGGTTACACCTCCATGATTCCGAAGTAGGCATACGACTCGCTCAGGTCGTACTGAGCCGACCAGCGTTTGCGGTGATCCAGCGTTTCGAACATCTTCCGGGCGGACTCTCGAAGCTGCTCGTAGATATCGTCAGGGGCGTACTCGCCGTCGATGAAAAACTCGCGGGCACCGATCTCGTGCAGCAGGTCTTTCAAGACCTCTCCGCAGCGTGGGTGCCTGCTCAGTGGTACGGCCAGCACCTCGCCGCGGAAACCCTGGAAGTAGTCGGGCAGACAGGTGTCCAGGTATGTCAGTTCGTATTTTTTCGTGGTCATCCCTCAAACCTCCCGTCCTCATTGAACGTGTACTCATTGGCGCGGATCGCCTCGTCGACCTGCTCGTCGCTTGTCAGCCAGTCGTGCTCCTGCTCGAGGCGGCCGTATATCCAGTCGGCGAATAGTCGGAGAGCGTCCCGGATGTCGCCCTCGGCGTCGCCGATGTCTCGGTAGCGATCCTCGGCGTGTTCCACGTCGACGCTCATGCAGCCGCTGTGCTGGTAGTGGCCGCGGTGCCTGCAGGCGGCCTCCAGCTTGTAGAACTGGCGCGCCTGGACGGCTTGTAGCGCTTCGGCAATTTGCCAGACCTCGATGTTGGTCCCGATCCGCGGTGCGTATTCGGCCAGCTCTTTCCGCCAGCCCTTCTTGTAGCGGTACGAGCCTTCGAAGCAGGCACCGTCGCCTTGGCTCCAGAAGCCGCTGAAGTAGATCGCTGGCGTGTGCTTACCTTTGCGGTCAATGTCGATGCCGATGATCGAGGCGATCTTGTCGGCGTCGTCGTAGACGGAGTCCCACCAGTCGTAGTCGAGCTGGCCATCTCGGTACCACTCGCGGGCTTTCTCCTTGGCAGCGTCAGAGAGCTCGTCGAAGGTGTAGATGAGGTATTGCTTGAGGGCGGGCATGGGTCAGTCCTCCCACTCTTCTTCGATCACGACACCGACCGCCTTGGCATGCGCTGTGATACCGCTGAGCGTCTCGTGAAGGTCTCGCCAGGCATACCCGGCGTCCAAGTCCTGGAGCATCTGCAGCGCGCTGCGCAGCGCGTTCTGTACCGCTTCTACTGTTGGTTCGGTCATGGTCAACCTCGCTTCTGCCGCAGGCGGGCACACCTGCTGTGATCGATCTTGTTGCCACCGCCGCGGCGCCGGCCGCAGATGTCGCAACGGTTGGTGAGGCGCTGGTCGAGGCCGCGGGCGCCCATCGGCTGGGGTTTCCAGGTCATTGGCCACCTCCGGCGCGGAAGGAGTAGGTGCAGCCGCCGGTGACGATGGTTCCTGGCTTGCGGCGCTCGTACCACTGAGCCGGCACGCTGACCTGCATGCAGGGCACGCCGTCTTCTTTGGCCAGGACGATGCGCTGGAAGCCGTGGTCGGCCATCGTGCGGTGGATCTCGCGCACCACGGTGTGTGGCACGCCGTCAACGTAGAGGGTGGTCATCACGCCGCTCCCTCCGCCAGTGCCGGCCCGTCGACGAACTGAAACTGCTCGTCCAGCTTGAAGAAGGTGCCGCCCATCGAGCCTTCCAGCTCGCTGTGCAGGTGGTGCAGGCGCTCGTCCAGGTACACGACCTTCAACTGGCTGTTGAGCATCCCTACCTCTTCCCACTCGTCCTGGAAGCGCTGCTCCAGGTGCATCGGGTGCTGGCCGGGGCGCATGGGGTAGGGCATCAGGTAGAGGCGGCACTGGCTGCTGCCAGGAGCCACCACGAGGGTGTAGCGGGTCTCCAGGCGCAGCTTCCAGCCCTTCTTCTCGGCGGTTCCACCGCTGCGGACGATCTGACCGAGGCGCATGGCCTCGGCGGTTTCGTTGGCGTTCCAGCCTCCCCCGCAGAGGTTGAGGAGCATGCTCTCGAGGCGGTCGGCTGGGCCCTTGGCGGTCATGCCGTCGGGGTTGGTGACGATGAGTTGGCGGGTGTCCATGTGAAATTCCTTATGTTCTTATTGCTGTAAATACAGGTTGGAAGTCAGCCCAGCCGATTCGACGGCCAGACGTGTTTGGTACCTCGGTGGTGCTGGACCTCGACCCACCGGTAGGACTTGCCGGGCAGCGGTTCACCTACGCTGACGACGGTGCCTTGGTAGCCGGCGTCGCCGCGGTCGGCGGGGCAGCGGACGATCTGGCCGACGAGGAATCGGCTGGCGGTGTCAGCCATTGGGCACCTCCAGCGCTTCGTTGACCCTGCGCACCAGTTTGTCGACGGCCGCGTAAATGGCGTCGCCGTAGTCAGGTTCACAGTGGTAGACCTTGCCGTCTTTCAGCACTACAACGATGTGGGTCCGGTGGTGCGACGGCTCCACGCTGGAGACTTGGTCGGCTGCGACGTAGCGGGTCTCGTTGCCGGGGAGTTTGATCAGTCGGCTCATGACAGCATCTCCTTCGGCATCGTGACGACCTCGCCGAGCTTGGCGGCGACCAGGCAGCGCATGGCGGCGATGAGGGGTGTGGGGCCGTAGGAGTGCTCGCTTCGGCCACGATTCATGCACGCACGCCAATCCGGAGAGGAGTCCTTGAATCGGCTGGCCTGCTCAGCGCTCAGGTTGCAGAACACCTCGATGCCGTTCTTCTCGATCAGCTGCCCGCCGTAGCGCCAGTCGGTCGACGGACAGTAGTTCTGCTTCTCTGACCAGCCGCTACTTAGTACCCGATCCGCCCCATTGAGGGTGAACCACCAGCACGCCACCGTACCGAAGTACAGGTTGGTGGCGCCTTCAGACATAGCCACAGCCCAATCCAGGGCCTTGCCTTCCAACTCGGCCGTTTTCACTTCGATCATTTGGGTCATTGGCACTTCCCTCCGCAGCACTTCTGCCAGTTCTGTTCGGTGATGCTCATATCCTGTTCCTGTATTTACAGTTGATTACGCCGCAAGCGGCTTGGTATGCGAGCAGTGCTGGCACTGCCATCCGCGGTCGGTCATCACCATCGGCTTGTAGTGGCACTTCGGTACCGGACCGAAGACGAAGGGCTGGCCCGGGAGGATGCCCAGGGCGTCGGTGGTCCGCTGGACGATGTTCAGCGCGCACTGGATGACCGCTTTGTCATCTGGTAGCCGGGCCAGCGCCTTCATCTTGGGCTGTTGCTCCCGCATCACCTTTCCGGCGAGGCGGTGGGCCGCGGCCCGGATGGCGTTGGCGGTGCCGTGCTCGCGGAGGACCAGTGCCATGACCAGGACGGTGTCGACGCTGTTCATCTGCATGGAGGCCGTCCGGAGCTTCCACGTCGGGATGTTGAAGACGTTCATCATTTGCCTCGGCCGTCGGTTTTTCTCAGCATCTTCTGTTCATCCTTCGGTTGTAGTCCTCGGCCAGCTGCTCGACGTCGGCCTCGCTCACCTCCAGCACGCACCACACCGTCCAGCCCTCGGCCCGGGCCGCTTTCTTGGCCTCGATCTCGGCCTCCAGGCGGCTCAGGGTCTGTACCTTCTTCTCGAAGCGCTTGACGGTGCCGCCGTCGCGGCGCACGGCCAATGCCACGGTGATCGCCGGCCGTTCCTGGAGGTCGACCAGTTGTCTTGCCGACAGCTGCTTCGCCGGCGGACGGCCGAACAAGGCCCGGCTCATTTCATATTCGCTGATCTGCATGTGAACTCCTTTACTTCTTTATTCATTTATATACAGGTTGTTGTACGGCCTGGGGCGGCTGACAATACTCGCAGGTGGTTGTATTGCTGTAAATGCAGTGGAGTCCTCGTCCGGGTCCAAGCCCCGGACCCAGCCCGCTCCCCGCTCCCCTCACCCCAGCCACTCCCCGACCACCCGCCAGGTCCTGGTCCGCATCCAGCCGCGCACCACCTCGCCGCGCTTCTCCTCGACTTCCTCGGCCACCTTCAGCCGGGCCTCGAGCAGGGCTAGCTCCCGGACCAGCACGTCCCGGCGGCGCGCGGCGACACCATCCAGCTCCACCTCCCGGACCAGGGCGATCAGCCGGCTCACCGTTCCGGCGCCGAGATAGGTCACCCCGCGGCGCGCCAGGTCCAGCTCGGCATAGCGGACGTATGCCGCCGGCGACACTCCGGTCAGCACCGCCAGGGCCAGCAGCGTCTCGGCGCTGACAAACTGGTGTGGCGTGCCGCTGGCCACTATCAGCCGGCAGGTGATGGCCAGCAGGTCGTCGTCCGGGTCCGCCACCGATCGGCCCTCGTCGAGCACACCCAGGTCGAATCGCCAATCGCCCCGGACCACGCGCTCCGCCGCGGCCTCGTAGGGAACGGCGCCTTCTTCGATCAGCTCGACCACGCCAGGGGCCTTCGGCTCGATGTGCTCGATCAGCGCCTGCAGCTTCTCCGTCACCTGCGGCCGGACATCCTGCAGGCGCTTGGCGAGGTCGTCCTCGTAGAGCGTCGAGCGCAGGATGGCGTGCGAGAAGGGAAGCACGCCGTCGGCGCCGGCGAGGTCCAGGATCAGGCTCTGGCGGGCACTGTAACCGGACCTTTTCACGCGCTCCGGCAGCCGGTGGAAGGGCGGCAGGGCAGCGTCTTGCAGCTCGCCGTAGCCGACCAGGCTCAGGGCGCCGGCCAGCGGAGTGGGCTCGTGGTCGATGCCGGCGGCGGCCAGCCAGCGGGCCACGGCGCGGTCGACGCTGTTGTAGCTGCCCAGCAGCAGGTTGCAGGACAGGCGCGGGCTGACAGCTCGCATGTCGGCAGGGAACAGCGCGGTGCTGTTCAAGGACACCGGCAGCAGGCGGCGCGAACAGTGGTAGAGGGTGACTTCCGGTTTAGCCGGTTGGTCGGCCTCCGGTTTGTTCGGTTGGTCGGCCTCCGGCTGGGCAGGGGCCCCGGCGGCCAAGGGCAGCGGCGGTATCCGGTTCGGCGGAATGAAGGCCGGCACATCGTCCCACGTCCACAGGCAGCGCCCGACGTACTGGGCAAGCATTCGCTCGGTGTGGGGTCCGCACTGGCGCACCCCGAAGTCAGGCTGGCTCAACGAGGCATAGGCATAGCACAGGCTTTCCGCCATGGCGCAGGCCACCTCCGGTGCCAGGCTGCCGTAGTTGGCGCGGACCGACTTGGTGCTCGGGGTCAGCCGCTGCTTGGCAAAGCCGTTCGGAGTTGGCGGTAGAGACTGCAGTTTGACCCGGGAGGTCGCCTTTCCGGCGAGGGTCGACATCGTGGTGTTGGGCATGGATGACCTCAGTGCCGAGGTGCTTGTAAGCAGAAACCTCGGTGAAACGATAACTTTATAGCTGGATGGCTAATTATTGATCTATTTTGGCGAAGGTGAACACGCAAAACACTAGAAACCCCTGCCCATATATGGGCGCCAAGCTCGGACAATGAGGGACAAATTCACGACCCGATGTCCCAGGTTGTCCTGTGGATAAGCTGTGGATGAAATTCGGGACGAAAATTTATGGTTGGCCGTGGGGGACGCTGTGGGGGCGTTTTTATATCAGAACGCTTATTTCGTTATAAATTGGCCATTTTTTCTAGTGTTCTGTTTGCACGAAAGGGTCGATTTCGGGGTCGATTTCGTCCTGGGTTAGCGCAGGTTGTCGTGGGTGTCACCAACGAAACCGTAGAAGTGACGGACTTTCTTATAGTTTTACCGCACCTTTTGAAAAAATTTGCATATACCCCCCAAGATAGGGACATCAGCGTTTCGAAAAATTTTTTCGGCGTTTTCCCGATCTTGGGGGACACATGCTCTTGCTAACAGAAAAATAGTGCGATCCTGATAGAATATGACTATTACTGTGCCCCTATACCTATATAATATATATAAATAATTAATATATTTATTATATATAGACAGCACCTATCTACGCTTATGCAAATACTATTGTACTTGCATAACCTCATCTTCCTCCTCGAGGACCGCAGCGAGCTGTTCCTCGCTCATTCGTTCTCCACTGCTCATCGCTTTGGAGAGGGCGCGCAGGGCGCGGACCTGGCCCGGCGAGAGCGCTGCCCGTGCCGCCACCACCGAGCGCGTCGCCAGAGCCACCAGGACGCCGCTGGTGAAGCGTTCGCCCCCGAGGCTGAACCCAGGTAGCCCTATGCTGCAAACAGCGTCAGAAGAGGCGCGCAGGGCGTTGTGGAGGTCGGCGCGGTGGTCGGCTCTCACGCCCAGGGCGGCGCACAGCTGTCCGAGGGTGAGTTCGTCGATGGGCTGGCGACCCCAGGTCTTGCGCTCAAGCCGGCGCTGCAGGGCCTCCTGATCGCCTGGTCCGCCCCACTGGTCGACGACCCAGCGGGCGAAGGCCTCGGTGTCTTGTTTGCGCTGCTTGATGGCAACGCTGACCAGCGCCCGCACCTTGACGGTGTGGAGGCCCTCGTAGACGTCGAGGGCGTCTTCTCCGACGCGCCGGCGCAGGGCGTCGAGGTCGCGGTAGCCGAGCAGCGGGAGCACGTCGTCGACGAAGGCGTGCTCTTGGCCGACCCAGTCGGAGACGACGCGGATCTGGCGGTCGCGGTAATACAGCGGCGTCACAGCAGGCGACTCCGGCGGTGGTGGTGGAAAGGGACGGCCTCCAGGGCGGCGACCACGCCGGCGCCGATCATCAGGGGCACGGCGACGAGCAGGAGGAGGGCGAGCAAGGCGCCCATGGCCGGGTCGAGGCCGAGGGCGATGAACCAGTGGGCAAGCTGCTGAGTGATGCTCATATCGACGTACTCCAATATGTGAATATTAAAAGATGTAAATACAGGTTTGCATCGTTAGGCGGCGCGCCAATAGGCCCAGGAGGGCGGTGGCGGGTCCTGATGCACGGGGTACACCGGCACCTCATCCTCAACAAGGACGCGGCCGTCTCCCCAGACCATGGCGACACTGTGGCGCACACTGCGGAAGCGTTCCGGCTCAAAGACTTCGGCCGAGATGCGGATGAAGTCCTGCTCCAGGACGAAGGAGACGACGCCGGCGATCTGCCCGTCCTCGTCCAGGAGGTGGGCGCGGGTGGCGCCCGGTCGGTTGCTCTGGAACGGATCGAAGTTGAACATGGGAAAGATCCTCGTGGCTCATGGCCACCTTTACGCGCGGCCTGCCTCGCGGACTTGGCCACCTTTACGTGCGGCTTGCCTACGACCAGCGGAACGGCACGCCGAGGTCGATGATTTGCTCAAGCGCCCAGTAGTTGGTGCTGTCGCGGTTGCGGCAGTCGAAGACGAGGGACTCGCCGAGGTAGCTGGAGATGCCGGAGCCGTCGGGGAAGGTCACGAAGGCGTAGCGAAAGACCTCCGGCTCCTCGTCGCGGTTGACCTCCAAGTCAATGCGAACGGCGCACCCTGCCAGCGCCAGGTCCTCGAGCTGGGCTTCTACTTGCCGTCCCATCACGCCACCTCCTTCGCGCCAGGCAGGCCGTCGAGGGTACGCAGCTGCTCGCCCAGGGCCTTGGCCAGGGCGTCGAAGTCGATCGACTCCCCGCGGTGGTCCATCATGGCGGCGATCTGCTGCGGCCGAGCAGCCAAGGCGACCAGCATGTCCCGCTCGCCCAGCTCGCTGGCGACCTCGGCGGCAGCGGTCAGGGCGCCAGGGTTCTCCAGGTAGTCGGAGAGCTTCAGGCGGCGCATCTTGATGACGCTGTTGGAGCGGTAGGGGCGGAAGTGGTGGCGATCGGCGCAGAGGTTCTGGGCCTTCTTGAACGCCGCGCCGTTGAAGTCGGCCGGAATGTACATGTGGTGGGTCTGGCCGGTCAGGGCGTGGGTGACGCTGACAAAGTAGATGTTTGGCAGCGGCAGGTCGGTGTCTTGGCGGTTCGGTTGCATGGCGTGATTCCTTCTGGTTGGGGCCGGGCTGGAGGTGAGATTCCCGTCACCTATAGGTTGTGAGTGCCGGCCTGATTTCGGTGCTATTGCCGATTTTCCGGTACTTTTCCGGACTTTTCAGGACTTTTTCAGCGGCCTTTCGGCGGCTTTCTCCAGGGCGCGCGGCGAGGCGCGTATGTGCACGCGCGCGCGAAAAGAAAAAGCCGCCCGAAGGCGGCTCAGGACGTCAGCCAGGCCAGTGACCGGGCGTCGAGCGGACGCCAGCCGGCGGCCTTGGCCAGACCGGCCAGCCCGGCGCGGACGGCCAGCCGGTCACCGACGGCCAGCGCCCGGTCCAGCGCCAGATCGGCGGCGCACACTTCGAAAAGGGCGCCGATGGTCCGGGCGCCTCCTTTGGCGTCGCGGACCACTTCGCGGATTGCGGCTAGTTTCATCGTGTGAACTCCTCAAAGAGTGCGGACAGTTCCGCAGATAGTTGGGGCGCCTTGCCAGCGGCAGCGATGCCGTAGAAGGCGCCGACCATGCCGGCGGACAGGCCGCCGATGGCGATGGCAAGGCAAAGCGCGAAAGTTTTGAGCATGGCGAACCCCAAGGGCGCCACATTGGGCGCCTGTATTTACAGGTTAATGGGCGGATTTATCCCGTCAAACAGCGGCGACCTTGCCGCCGGCGCGCTTGGACTTGCCAGCTTGGCCGGATTTCAGCAGCTCGGCGGCCTTGTCGGCGTCTACCTGCTCGGCTTTGCTGGCCAGTTGGCTTGCCACGAAGTCTACCGTGACGAACAGGTCGGACAGTTGCTTGGCCAGTTCGCGGGCCTCTTCTGCCGTGGCGGAAAACGCCCTTTTGTTGATCGCGTCAAGCGCTTTGGTCAGTTGATTGGCGACGGTCGAGGCCTTCAACGTGGCCGACTTTGGCTCTTTTTCGGCCTTTTCCAACGTGCGCCATTCGTCGAAAGTCAGCGAGAAGTCGCCAGCATCGACAATGGCGGGCTTGCCGGCTTCGTCCAGTTGCGCCGGATTGGCGAACTTTTGAAAGCGCGGATTATCGGCCTTCATGCGGGCGACGATATAGCGGCCGGTTTTGGCGTCGAGCTGGACCTGCGGCGCATGCGCTTTGATATAGGCCTCGACCTCTTTGCCCAGCTTCGACAGCTTGCCGGTGGTCAGGCGAAAGGCGCCATTCTGCAGCATGGCATTCAGCGGATCGATATTGTGATGGGCAACGGCATGGATGGCGCAGTAGTTCGCCCAAGTGGTGATGACGTCGGATTGAGCGGCAAGGCCCTTGCCAAAGGCTGCGATCTGCTGAGCAGTGATGACTTTGCCGCGGACGGTGATGGTGACTTTGTTGGATTTGGCCATGATGAATTCCCCTATTCTTAAATACTTTCTGCAATGCGTCGGCCAATCCGGCGCATTGTCGAAGGCACTATGCGAACGGCTGGCATCCCAGCCGCTCGGTTCGTTTCCATGCTCCGGTCGATAAGGCCCGTTTGTGGTGCCGTGCGCCGCTCGACTTTGGCGCTATCGCCGACACTGGCGGCAGATAGCAGGCGAGCGACACACACACAAGGCGCAGATGGGGCGCAGATCGATGGTCGGAGCGTCAAGTTGTTAATGATCCGCCGACTTGTGTACAGGTTGCTGTAAATACAGGTCGGCCAATGCAGTGCGAGCCGTCTTCACGATCGTCAGGCATGGCTCCGCCCTGCATGCCCGTAGGCTGCAAAGCGGGGGCGCCATGCTCGCCGGGGCCTTGATCGTCTGGCGTTTCGCCCCTTGCGCTTTGGTTCCACTATCGGCACCAGGCGCCAGTGTCGCCTGGTGTTCGTCCAGTAATGGTAGCGCCAGCCATTGTCAGACAATGGGCGAGGCTATCCGCAACGGAGCAGACTGCTCCGTCGTGACTCAATCAAGGCCGCTCGGTCAGAGCGGCAAGCTAGCGGGTTTAAAGAACTGTCGTGGCAAGCGCAAGGCGAGCCGCGCGGGGCGGTGGAGCCGGCCCCGGTGGCCATCAGTAATTGCCTGACCACGGGACGAACTATACGCAAGCAAAACAGTAGAAGCAAGCGACAAGCGCGGAAAAGATAAGAATATAAAAGCATAAGAGCTGACCCCGGCCCTCTTTTTTTTGTTATAGGAGGCGTCACAGCCCGCCTACCTCCGCGCGCAAAAATTTTGCATTTTTCTTAGCTATTTATACTTTTATAGCCACAAAACCGCCAATTTCGCCATAATTTCACCAGGGAGGCCCTTTACAACCCAGGAAATGGGCCATAACCTGCACTCCTGCAAATACAGGTTTACAGCTTCACGGTGTGTCGAGGACGTCGGCCACGCCCGAAGCCAACAATCGGACCTCGCCGAGACCTGAGCCCAAGAAGAACAGGACAACGACCATGACCTACGCCACCAAGAAAGACCTCATCTCCCACGTCGCCGCCCGCACAGGCCTGACCAAAGCAGCTGCCAAGCAAGCCGTGGAAGCCACCCTAGAAGGGATCAGCCACCTGACCTTCGATAAAGGCCACCTCACGCTCCGCGGCTTCGGCAAGTTCCGGGCTCGCCAGTACAAGGCCCGTACGATCAACCCCGGCATCGTGAGCAATCCGATCAACGTCCCAGCTCGCACGGTGCTGACCTACAGCGCGAACCCCGACCAGGTACGGGCCGAGGCGTAAGTGGCGGTCTTGGCCTTGTTGCTCTGTGTCGGCGCCGCCGGCACAGCAGCCGCGATCCTGATGCAGAAGGCGCTCCGCGAGCTCGAGAGCGCCTTCCACATGTCGAATGGAGAGGACGCTGACCAATGACTGCAGCTACTGGAGTAGTCACGTGCTGAACCGCCCAGACATCGACGACGAGCCCGGCCGCCGGCGTCAGGTCAATCCGCACGCCGACCTGACCCCGTACGGCCAGCCTGACGACATGTCGAACGACCCAGGCCTCCGGACAGCTGTCCAGGACGTCATCGGGGCCCTCAGACAGGACCTGCTGCCACTCGACGTCCAGCAAGCGATCGTCGACGCCATGAGCCCGGCAGCCCGCAGGGACTTGGTCGCCAAGATCGCTGGACTCGAAGCATCGGTGCTGATGACGTTCAAGCAGCAGATCCAGCTCGTGGACACGGTGCTGCGACGAATTGTCAACCCTGACGGCACGGTGACGAATACCGCCGAGGATTACGACATCCCCCTGAAAGACGCCATGAACCTGTCGCTGAAGGTGACCCAGGTGATGGTCCGCGACCTCCCAAAGATCTACACGATCGACAGAATCCAGAAGCAGGAGGAGGCTCTGCGGCGGGTGATGGAGACGCACCTGACCCGCAAGCAGCAGGAGGCCCTGCTCGAGGAGCTGGAGAGGATTGAGACAGGGGAGGGAAGCTGAGCCGACGAAAGGCTTAATGCCTAGTTTTCGCCGTATTTACAGGCAAGAAGTGAGGACGCTACCCCCATATGTGCTTGAAAACTGGACATTTGGCTGTGTGACAAAGCTCAGGCACTGGCGCATCATTCGCCACCGCCGACGATAATAGTGTCAAAAAGACATCACAAGGCGAGCCTTGAGTGCAAAAGATCTGATTTCACAACAGGAAAGAGCAACACCATGGACAAATACCTGATGTTCGGCTTCTTGCCGATCCGCGTATCCGCCGAAGGGACTTGGACCGCGGACACTGGCAGCCGATTGGTTGACCTCATTGCGAACGCAGGCGCCCGGATGGCGTTACTGGCGATCGATTCCCTCGAACAGAGCTTCGACCTGTACCTGCCCGTGAGCCTGGTACCGGCCCAGGAAGCCGCAGTCGTAAGCAGCTAAGGGGGGAAAGATGTCGGCTTCCGCGTCTAGTAGACTCAGGATGCAGCTCAACCGCGAGGAAGGGCTGCGTGAGCTAGACAAGGTCGTTCTCAAGTACGGCCGCGTCAACGGGAAGCCGTACTCCTTCAAGGACCACGAGTTCCAGCAGGAGATCATCAAAGACACTCGGGCCCGAATAGACGTCCAGAAGTGCTCCCAGGTGGGCCTCTCCGAGGTGATGGTTCAGAAGACCATCGCCATGGGCGCCACAATGAAGCACATTCGGATCATCTTTACCCTGCCGACCCGTGACATGGCGATGCCGTTCTCCAAGGACCGCTTCGACACCGCGATCGACAGCTCAGATTTCTATAGCGGGTTGGTGCACAAGGCGAGCAACAGCGCGAGCCAGAAGAAGATCGGCACCTGCACGCTGTACATCACCGGCTCATTCGGCGCCAACAGCGCTATTTCAGTTCCTGCCGAGGTAGTGATCAGTGACGAGGTCGACTTCTCCAATGAGGTCGTTCTCGGGAAGCTGAACTCCCGCCTGCGCCACGCCAGCATGGTCGACGAGATGGGCAACCGCGGCATGCGGATGCGCTTCTCGACGCCAACCGTCGACGAGTACGGGGTAAACAAGGGATTCCTGGCCGGAAACCAGTTGCACTACATGGTCAAATGCCTCGGCTGCCGGCAGTGGGTGCTACCCGACTTCGACCACGACTTCATCGTCCCGGGCTTCGACGACAGCATCGTCAGGTTCACGAAGGATGACGTCAATGACAGGCGCTTCCGGATCCAGGACGCCTACATCAAGTGCCCCTGCTGCGGCAAAGACCTGCAGCAGGCCCTGCTCGACCCCGAGCGCCGGCAGTGGGTGGCAAAGCGGCCAGACGTATGGGACCACAGCTACCAGGTGTTCCCGTGGGACGTTCCGAAGTACAACACGCCGCCGGCTATCATCAAGCAGATGGGCGATTACCCGCTGCGCAGCGACTTCTACAACTTCGTCATAGGCCTGCCGTACAGCGACGCGGAAAACAACTTCACGGTCACCGACGAGCACCGCAAGCGGGTGAGTGACGTCGATCTGTGGATATTTGGCCAATGGGCTGTGACCTGCCAGACCATCGGCGGGATGGACGTCGGCAAGACGTGCCACTTCGTCGTCAAGGCGAAGGTCGGCCGCCACTGGCACGTCGTGTGGGCCGAGAAGATCCGCAACACCAGGGAGAACCCTGCCACCGGTCAGGTGCTTGAGCGCTACGACTACTTCCGCATGGCCATGCTGTGCATCGACGCCGGCCCAGACATCACCCTGGTCAACAGCCTGGTGGGCGCCAGGCTCGGCATCAGGGCAGTGGTCTATGTGAACAAAGTCAGCGGAATCCTCCCGATCGACGAGAAAGCTGACGGTATGGTCGTCAATGCCGACCGCACGAAGACGCTTTCGCTGCTGTTGAACAAGCACAACGCCGGCGAGATTCACTACCCGATGCGCGAGGAGCTCACCAAGGAGATCTTCGATCACCTCAAGACCACCAAGAAAATCCGCGCCAAGGGGCCGGACGGGGAGATGGTCGAGCGCTTCATCAAGACAGATGACACGGACCACTGGGTGCACGCCATGAACTACGCCAACATCGCTGCGCTGCTGGTGGAAGACCTCGGGCTGTCGGCGGTCATCTCGGCGCCGCCGAGCGTGGGGAAGGTGAAGCTAGGCAGTAACGCCGGCGCTAAGCCGGCGACCAGGACAGGGTGGTGAAGCTCAGCGCTTGCCGCAGAGCTTCTCGTTCAGTTCGTCGACGACTTCTCCGCTGTATGGCCTGCGCACCTCCAGCGCCTTTAACTGGTGAATGAACGGTGTCCACTCGCTCCAGCTGCCGTTCGCCAGTTCGTACTTCATCTCCCCGCAGAGCACACCAGGCGCACCGTCTGCCACGTTTCTGAACTGGACGCTGTCTGGGTTGCCGATGAAATCGGTCTGCCTGGCGGCCTCTTTCAGCCTCGCGTCTGGCCCGGCCTGACAACCTACCAGTGCCGAAACCAACACTGCTGCGAAAAATATTCTGACCATGGAATGCACGTTCTTCCTGTGATTACGGAAGCGTAGCGGCGATGAGCCATGATTCGCAACCTGCCGGTGAAAATACCCTATTGCGCCAATGGGTTGCATACCCAATAATCCGCCTCAAACCGTAAACCTGTAAATACAGTTAATGGCGAGATCCCAACCAGGAAAGAACACCAACCGCTCCGCAGCAGCCGGAGCGAGCGTCGTTCTGCCTAAGCGCAATCTCGCCGGCAAGGCTCGCGCCAAGCGTCCCGGCTCCGACTTCGACAAAGGGCAGTCGATCCGCAACGAGCTCAACACCTACGTTGCGAACGCGATCAAGAACATCCGCGACCGGTCGAACGTCAACGAGATCATCCGAGTCCTCATGCGGGAGGATGGCCTCTTCAGCTCGGCTGCCAACAGCATGGTGGCGCTGGCCGCCAACAGCGGCTACCGACTGGCCTGCTACAACGCTGAAGGGGCCATGGACCTGGCGGTGATGGGCACCGCCTACTCGCTGCTCGATCGCCTGAGCACCCTGCATGACTACAGCCAAGGCTTCAACGACAAGCCAGGGCTGCAGTCGCTGCTGACAACCCTCCAGATCGACGTGGTAGGCACAGGCGGTTGCGGAGTGGAGCTTGTCCTGGACAAGGCATTCGGTCCTGAGCGCCTGGTTCCGATCGGCTACTCGACGATCGCCTGGGAGGCAGACGGCAAGGGCGGGCGTTACCCGACGCAGGATAGCGGTGAGATCGATCTCAACCTGCCAACCGTCTTCATCGCCGAACACAACCGCAATGCCGACGAGGCCTATGCGGTGAGCCTGCTCCGCCCAGGCCTGACTCACACGATCAACTTCAACGAGTTCCTGGAAGACACCAACCGGGCGGTTAACCGCACAGGCCATAGTCGGTTGGTGGCGAAGCTGCTTAGCGAGAAGGTGCTGTCCTCCGCGCCGGACCAAATCAAGAACGACCCAGCCAAGCGCAACCAGTTCTTCAACGAGGTTCGGCAGCAGGTCGAGGAAGCCCTGGAAGGCCTAGAGCCAGAAGACGCTCTGGTCGCCTACGACTCGGTCGAGTACGAGGTCAAGGACACCGGCGGTAGCAAAGCCGACTACAGCCCGATGCTGACCACCCTCGGCAACCTGCTCGGCGCATCGCTGAAGACCCCGGCGTCCGTCAGCGGCCTGCGGGCCGGCGGCAGCCAGGCGCTATCCAACGCCGAGACCCTCATCTACCTCAAGGTGGTAGAAGCGGCCAGACCTCCAGTCGAGGAGGCCATGAGCCGCGCCCTAACGCTGGCAGTTCGCCTACTTGGCGTAGAGGGCCACGTCTATTTCGAGTTCATGCCAGTCAACCTCCGCCCGGAGGAAGAGCTTGAGGCCTACAAAGGCACCAAGCAGAAGCGCGTGCTTGAGCTGCTGAGCCACGGCCTGATCAACGATGCAGAAGCCTGCTACCAGCTGGGTGTGCGGCCCCAGGGGCTTGCAGGGCTTCTGGCCGGGACCGGGTTCTACGGTAAGGCGGCATCTGACGGAGAAGGCGAGCGTGAAAGTTCAACCGGGCGCGCCCTAAACCCTGGCACGCCGAGCAAATCCGGAGGGGACGACCAGTGACCCGTGAAGAGTACGACGGCCTGACCCCTGTTGGGTTTGGTGAAAGCGTTTCCGAGGAGACGATATGAAGTTCCGCACCTGGCTGGGCACCGAAGAGGCGCTGGCTGAGCTCGATCGCTTCGAGGCTATGTACGCCGGCCAGCCACCGGAGAAGCTGGCCTACGACGAAGACGAAGAGGGCCGCCCGTCCCGGGACAAGGACTTCAACGTCTATAGCGACCGCAAGGGCCTCTACCTGCTCGAGCGCATCGGCAGCATGGCCATCGTCAAGGTGCACGGCTCGCTGACCAATACGCACCGGTGGTGGCACGAGTACCTGGCCGGCCAGGTCACCAGCTACGAAGCGCTGGCCGACGCGCTGCAGATCGCTGCCAACGAAGAAGGCATCACCGAGATCCTGATGGACTTCGCCACTGGCGGCGGAGTGGTCCGTGGTCTGGACGTGATGTCCGAGACGATCCGCCGGGTGGATGCCCGCAAGCCGGTCTACGCCCACACCGATTCGCACTCGTTCTCCGCCGGCTACTGGCTGGCCTGCACGGCGCGCCGGGTCACCGCCTCCCGCATGGCCGAGGTCGGCTCCATCGGCACGCTGATGGTCCTGTCGACCTACGTCAAGGCAGCTGAGAAGGAAGGCATCGAGTACCACGTCTTCCGCGCCGGAGAGTTCAAGGCCCTCGGCATGCCTTACGAGACCCTTGACGACAAGGCCAAGGCGTACCTCCAGGAAAACGTCGAGAAGACCAACAAGTTCTTCCTCGAGCACGTATCCCGCAACCGAAACCTGATGATGAGCGAGCGCGATCGTTGGGCAGAGGGCAAGACCTTCTTCGCTGAAGAAGCGCTTGCGGTAGGACTGATCGACCGGGTTACCACCCTGGCCGATCTCATCGGAAGCGCCGCTTCCACAACCACCACCAGTGACCCCCGGAGATTCGAGATGAACATCTCTGCTGAAAAACTGGCTCAGATTGCGGCCGGCGCCGACCCGAAAACGGTCCTGACCGCGGAAGAGCTGAAACACTACGAGGCCAGCCTCGTAACCACTGAGCCCGAGGCCAACGAAGGCAAGGGAGAAGGCGAGGACACGCCGGAAGCGGAAGAACCTGAAAAGCCTGCCGCAGAGGCCAGCACTGACACCATGGCGCTGATGAAAGAGATCGGCCGACTGGAAGCCAAGCTGGAAGCGGCAGAAGCCGATAACGCCACCCTGCAGCAGGCACTGTCAGGGCGCGACGCTCAGATGGCTTCGCTGCTGACAGTCGCCCAGGCGGCCGTCGGCAACCTGCAGGTCGCGTTGCAGCGCCCGCGCGAGGCCAAGAGCACCGCTGCCGAGGTCGTCGCCCAGTTCAATGAGCTGCAGGGCGACATGGCCAAGCGCTTCAAAACTGGTCAGCAGACCACTACCCCGACCGAGGACAACACCCGTCCTGCGGCCAACACGTCGTTCCGTCACTGAGGAGGCCAGCCATGGCTGATTTCGAATTCAATGTGCTGACTCACAGTCCCGAGCGACTGAACGTCATCTCCACCAAACTCGGCCCCGATGCCGCCACCAAGTACACCGACAAGGACAAGCGCAAAGCGGTCAAGATGGGTCCGGTCGGCAACCACGTCCTGTGCGTGGCCGGCGACGAGATCGAAGGGTTCATCGACAGTGTCGAGGCGGCTACCTCCGGCGGCTTCTCCTTCGGCGGTGTGGCGCGCGGGAATCGCGGCTTCCGGGTCGAGGCTCAAGTGGGCGCCGGCCAGGGCGCAACGCCGATGGCTGTGGGCGACCTGGTGGTCGCCGATGACCAACTGGCCGTCGGCACCGCCGGCAAGCCGCAGGTCAAGACCGGCACCCCGGCCACCCACAAGTACCGGGTGATGAACGTCAAAGGCACCGGCCTGGCCGGCACCACTGTCGTCCTCGAACTGCTCTAAACCTCGGCAATCGGACCTGTAAATACAGGTCCGAGATCACCGCAAATACGGGAAAATTCGCATGAAACCATTCAAACTCGAATACTGGGCCAAGGACGAGAAGGGCAATAAGGTCCTGAAGTCCGTCGACGTCACCGTCGAGGCATACAAGCACGCGGCTGAGAAGGGCATGACCCTCCGCCAGTACGCCAAGCACCTGGCCCCGGACTGGGACCGCAGCATGGGCGACCCGCTCGACCAGATGTACGCCAACTCCGGCCTGCTGGACGGCCAGAAGTTCGGCATGCCGGCAATGACCCTGCAGGACATCGCCAAGGCCCAGCTGGCCGACGGCTTCCGCCGCCCCGATGGCAGCGACAACAGCCTGGGCGCCCGCCTGCTGTACCCGCAGCTGATCCTGGAAACCATGCAGGCCGATGCCCTGCGTGACGACGGCAGCGACATCCTGGCTATCTGGGAAAGCCTGATCGGTGTCAGCCGCAACATCAACGGCACCAAGGCCGACCAGCCGATCATCGACACCACTGCGCCGGAAGGCAGCCGCAGCGGCCGTATCGCTCAGCTGGCGGAGCCGGAGACCATGATCTCCATCACCACCGGCGACAAGTCGTACCGTATCCCGACCAACTCGATTGGTCTGATGATCTCCGACGAGGCCATGGCCGCCACCACCATCGACCTGGTTCGCACGGTGATGGAAGCGCAGTCGCGCGGCGATCGTATCCGCCGTGCCATGGAGCAGCTGAAGTCCATGGTCCAGGGCGACGTCGATGCCGGCATCAGCGCCCTGCCGGTGACCAAGATCAGCGAGTTCGACAGCTCGATCACCACCAACGGTGTGATCACCAAGCGCGCCTTCATCAAGTGGCTGCACAGCAAGCAGAAGGTCTGCAACCTGAGCCAGGTGCTGACCGACATCGACACCGCCATCGACATCGATGACGCCCTGCTGCCGAAGGTCACCGGTACCGACTCGTCCAAGATCGTCGCACCGTGGGGCGGCCTGAACCTGGGTATCACCCAGCCGCGCATCGTACCGGTGGACGCTGACGTGTTCGGCGCCGCGCACCTGGTTGGCCTGGACCCGCGCTACGCCATCCAGCGCTTCGTCAACGTGTCGGCTTCCTACGACGCGATCGAAGAGTACGTGATGCGCAAGGCGACCGGCTTCCGCGTCGACTTCGGCGAGATGTCGACCCGTCTGTACGACGAAGCCTGGTCGGTGGTCAGCCTCGAGGCGTAATTGAACGGGGCCGGCCACGCCGGCCCCTCCACAGGAGAGCAGTTATGGCTTTGAAGAAGAATGAAGCGGCTGAGCTGGCCAAGGCGGAAGCAGCCCTGGACGCCGAGGCAAAAGCCGCAGCGGTGAAGGAAGGGCCCGCGCCCCTGCCGGAGCCGGAAGTGAAGGAAGGGCCCGCGCCCCTGCCGGAGCCGGAAGTGAAGGAAGGGCCCGCGCCCCTGCCGGAGCCGGAAGTGAAGGAAGGGCCCGCGCCCCTGCCGGAGCCGGAAGTGAAGGAAGGGCTCGCGCCCCTGCCGGAGCCGGAAGTGAAGGAAGGGCCTGCCCAGGCACTGGTCAAGGTGGTCAACCTGACCCACTCGACCCTGTACCAACACTCGTCCGGCTTGTCCATCGGCCCGAAGGCCGAGAAGGCACTGCTGAACGACGGCTGGTTGGCTAACCAGCTCAAAGCCCGCCTGCTGAAGCGAGTCTGACATGCCCCTGTTCAGCCTGACCACGTTCGACCAGATCCGCGGAGTCCTGACGGTGTCACAGGCAGACCTGCCTGACGAAACCCTGGCGTCGTACGGACTGGACGACGACCTGGCGGTTGAGCTGGACGGGTGGGCAGGCGATTGGCAGGCCATGATCATGGCAGGCCAAGGAGAACCGGCAGCAGTCGAGGATGTGAAGAGGTACCGACTGCTCCGCCTGTTCGCCAAGTATTTCTGCGCCGCGGCGGTAGCTGCCACGGCGCCTGTGTTCGTGCTGACCAAGAGCACGGACGGATCCAACGAGGGCCAGCGCAGCGACCAAGAGGGCTTCCTCTGGTTGCAGAAATCGATGCTGGCCAAGGCTGCAGGCTTCCGGGAACAGCTGCTCGAGGTCCTCGGCTCTCAGCAGTCAGCTGCAGTAATGACCGTGATCTCTCGCGTAACACCTGCGCGTGACCCAGTCACCGAGGCCCGCAGCGATGTTTCTTAACAAGATCGCAGCGAGGAAGATCACCGAGCCAATGGAGGTCTGGGACGAGACCACTGAATCGTTCGTCCCTGGGTTCATCGGCCGCATTGATCTGACCGACCGGTTCCTGTCGAACTTCAACAAGCCACTACGCCGGCGGATGCTCTACACCGAGTTCGGCACCACCTTTCCGGCTAGCCGTACGTTCCGGCACCCTGGCACTGGTCAGGTTTACCTGCTCGGCCAGACCCGATCGGATGCGCTTGACGGCCAGCCGTACGTTGACCTGACGGTGTGCCACCTGGCCACCGACGAGCCGAACGGAAGCGCCGGGCTGGCCACCATTTACCGTAAGTCTCCGGCGGGCCCGGCAGACAATCCAGGCTGGCTGGTGGAGCAGCAGGTAGCCAGGGCGTTCGTCGACCTGGAGTTCCGCACAAGCGCCAACGAGGCGGACACCTATGAAGTCAAGGTGGAGAATTTCTTCGCCTTCCTGCCAGCCCACATTCAATGCGAGGAGTGGGACTTCGTAGAACTGCACGGCAAGCGCTACCGCGTCGTCGATACCTTCCCGGACAGCGGCCTTGCAGGCCTGCGTGTGGACGAGGAGCCTGACCATCGCCTGGACTTCGTTCTGCACGTCGAGGGTGGCAAGGTCTACAACAGGGCAACCCACGCATACGACGCGACCAGCACGGCCTACAACGTCACCGGCGTGCTCACCAAATACCGCGACTTTGCACTGTGGGCCACCGACTCGGAGAACTACTTCGAGGTGGTGATCGACAGCAAGCACATAGGGTTCAAACCGGCGCCGTCGACGATGGCCCTCGAGATCGATGGCCGACGTCGCGTGATCCGCCAGGTGTCAACGCAACCCGGCGAGCGGCAGTACATCTTGAGGTGCCAGTGATGGCCGGCAGCAAGAAGTTCACCGCCCAGGCTAACCAAATGGCCGATTTTGTTGGGCAGTTGTTCAACAGAGCTATCCGCTCAGCGCTACTAGAGGGCCTGGAAGCCGCGGTAAAGGCAACGAAACACGACTCGTCCAACGCGGCGGCGCACTGGATGCTGGCCGGAGAGGGGAAGAGCCGCCCCTGGCAGCGCAAACTTGGCAAGGTGCGCGACTTGCGCGGCACCAAAGGCGGAAGGGCTCCAGTCCCCCCTGTCGGCTACCGGCGTGACGGCGGGATCAACCTGCCGACCACCGTGCGATTCGTCCGCGAGCGAGAGCTTAAAGAGGTCCTGGACGACCTGGTGTCCGGCCGGAGGCCTGAGTTCAAGTTCTACTTCTACAACGCAGTCGGCGGAGAAGACGAGTATTCCGCCAACGCTGGTATTGAGGCAGCGGGTGCAGAGGCCGTGAATCGGACACTCGCCGCCGCGGCGCGCCGAATCATCGCCGGCAACACCCGGCAGAGGACTCTGTGATGCTCCAGTCCATGACTGATTCGCTCGCGTTCATCCGCGAGATCGTGTTTGAGCAGGTCGCACCAGGAACGCGATTCGCGTTCAGTTTCACCGACGATGCGGACGTCGGAGACCTGCAGGCCGGACCCCTGTTCGACCAGAACGAGGAGTTCTTTCTGTTCGAGGCAGAGCTTGTAGACACCAAGCGGGCCGGTGTCAGCGCAGTCTCCCCGACCCGCTGCGGAGGGGAGTTGGTGGTCAGCTTGCTGACCAAGGACAGCCTGCAGGAGATACCAAACAGGCGCCGGCTGGAGGGAGTCTCCAACTGGTTTGCTGAAAAGACGATCCGGGGTATCCGGTTTCGCACCTTCACCCCGTTGAGCACGACGAAGGTGATGGGATTCACGTCGTACAGCGGCGTGCTCAACTTTGACTTCGACATCTCGAGAGGGTAGGCCTATGCCAGTCAAGAGCTTCACTGATACTTCCGCCGTTTCGCTGGCATACGCGATCGGCGACGGGGTCGCCGCGGGTGATTTCGCAGGCGTCACTTTCAACCTTATTCCCTTCACCACCGAGGGGTTCAGCATGGCGAAAGAGGCAAAGACCTCTACGGCCATCACCAATGACCGCCGCCAGAGCAACTCAAAAAACACGAAAGGCAGTGCGTCCGGCGCGGTGACGACCGAATTCGGCGCAACTCCATTCATCCAGGACATGCTTTCGCTCGGACTGATGGCTGAATGGGCGCCGGTGGACGATCTGGACACCAGCAAGGGCGTCTTCATCACCGACAGCGACATCAAGAAGTTCATGGCGGTCGAGAAAACCGTCAAGAGTGGACCAGCAGAGACCGACCTGCTGTTCCACGAGCGTTACTACGGAACCATGGTGAACGACTTCACCTTGAAGTTCGGCGACGGCGAGCTGATCACCCTGGCACTGAACACCGTCTCGATGTTCGCCGACTACGCCAGCGCTGCCGCCGGCGCCAATGGCCTCGGCGGCAGCCTGGCAACGGCCAAGTTGGTGCCCGCCGACTACGAGATCGCCGACAGCTCGAACAACCTGAAGAACCTGGTGATCAAGGACCCCAGCGGCACCCCGCTGGAAGTTGTGTTCTCCGACGCCTCGCTGCAGGTGCAGAACAACGTGCGCGAGCAGCCCGGCCTCGGCCATGAGTTCGCTGCCGGCGTCGGCATGGGCAAAGTCGGGGTATCGCTGTCTGGGGAGATTTACTTCTTCGACCAGACCATGCTCGATGCGCACATGAAGAACAAGCGCCTCAGTGCCGAGACGACGATCGATACCGCGGACGGCACGTTCACCATTTACCTGCC